GGTGTATATTAGTTGATAGCGAAGGCGATGAGCCAACATATGAACAAAGAAGTGTTACAAATGTTAATGGAAACACAATTACAATTGATTCAGCGTTTAGTAAAAATTTAACGACCGTTTTAATTTTCCAGAATGATCAATTGCAAAACCATAAACATGAGATAAAATGGCACGCGAATAGTGGTGCTGGAGCCTACTACGCTATCGGAGATGGAAGCCAACCAATTACAGACCTAACAGTCAATATTGTTGGCGCAAGAGTTGGTGATGAAACAAGATCTAAGAATACAACTGTTCGTTTATGGAAAAGAATTAGCTAATACGTTGCCATAACTTTATTGTGGTATTAAGAGGTTGAACAGTTTTAGAATTGCCATAAATTGATGATGAACGAGAAGCATCTATATATACTGTATTAAAAGCGGATATGGATGAACTCGTAGTGTCCATTATACGTCCTGATTCAGAACCTGTTTTAGCCTTGGAAAATACACCGCTTGTAACATCTCCCCAAATAAAACCGCAGTACCCATAAGGATTACCAAATTTACCAGTGATATTAGGTAACCCAGGAGCCTGTAAAATTAAAACGGTCTTTTATATTTTACAGAAAAAAGGCTATCTAACAATATAGATAGCCTTTTTTTCTTATTTATGCACAAAGAAAAAATAATTGACTAATTTTCCTTTTGGTGCGTCAATGTCTGATAAATAAGCATCTGCTAATTTCCCAAATACTGATGGATCTACAAGTCCAGATTCTCGCAAAACATCAGAATAATCATAGTACATCATGTGCATCACACACCAAAATTCATATTGTGTATAATCATCAGTAGAACTTGAAAAAGTAACTCCAATTTTTCTAGCAATATCGTTTGTTTGCTCAATAGTCCATTTTTTACCTTTTTCGTTGTCTTTGAACATATGTTCTACCATTTTACAACACAAAGAATCACAAAGATGATTTGCATAAATTTCTTTATATAATGTTGCAAAAATTTCATCTTTTGTTTTCTCTTTGTCAATTTCTGCTGCAGCCAAAAGAAATAGTTTGCTTACATCAATCTTATCTTTTGCCTTGTCTAATAATTCACTGATTGTCATTTTTTATTTCCTCCAAAAAGATTTTTTAGGGGTTATGTTTTTAATTTCATATTCAACTTCATCTTGAGAATTTTCTTTTATACTAGGCAAATTTTCAGATTTTTGGATTGTTGGTTCTGATGTAGAATATACATTAAAATTTGGTTGAATTTGAATTTCTTGTGGAATTTCGATTACTTGTATTTTGGGAATAACATACACAAAAGGAAAATCAGATTTGAAAACTTCCAAAGAAACAGGGAAATCTCCTTGATAAATATTTTTAAAAGTTTGAAATTGCATTTTTATTCACTCCTGGGAAAATACTTGTTATAATATTTTCAATGATCTCGCTTAGAAAAAAATCAGTATTTGGAATTGTAAATAAATTTACAACATCTTTATATTTGGTAAACTGAATTAATTTTTTTAACATAATTCCGTCAACTTGCCCATCTTCTTTTAGTATTGGTTGCATGAAATTTTCAAACATTTGTATGTATTCATTTGGATTTACATTTGCCATTTTTAACGCAATAGAAGTTTTTTCTGGGATAGCAACAGAACCAAATAACAATATTAATATTTTTGATTCAATTTTATCCAATTCACTTTGTTGTTTTTGATTCATTTTCTACAGTTCCTTTTTGTGTTGATTTAAAATCTAACATTAATTGTTTAATTTGCTTTTTTAGTTCTTCATTCTCTTTTTCAAGTTGTTCTGATTTTGAAACATAACTTTCAGCGGCTGTATTAATAGTTGAAATGTAATCTTCCATTAGGAGTTTTCCATTTTCGGAACTGTTAATAAAAACCACTTTATTCTGTTCAAAGAGATAGTCAATGAAAGCAGATAATAAATTTTGTTTTGCAATTAATACAGATTCTTGTTTACTTACAAACACTTTTTGTTCGTTACTCATTTGAGCTAATATTTGTTCATATTTATTCCAATACGCATTAGTTGTTTGATAACGTTCAAAATTTAAATTATAATTGTTCATGACTATCTCCTTAAAATTTATTATGTTGTTGGTGTGGTACTATTACTAGCAGTAGCTGTAGGTGCTACCCAAGAATTGTACTGTGGCATTACACTAGGACAGATTGATGTTGCTGGCATAATTAATTTACCCGGTACAAAAGTTGCATTTGAGTAATTGAATAAATTCTGATCGCCATTACAACGTCTTTCAGCTTCTAAAGCAATTCCTGATGAGAACATACATTCAAGATTTTTAATTTTTTCAAGAAAGTATTGTTCTTTTAAAGCAGAAACTTCTTTTTGGCAGTCGCTTTTTTGTTCGAGTGCTGCAATTCGAGTTCGGTCGTCAACAATTGCATTAGAGATGTCTTTGTTGAATTCAAACTTGTCTTTGTTGTAGTCGATAATTGCTCTGTCTGTGTACTGTTCACTTTTTAAATTCTGAAATTCTGCAAGTAAATTGTTGTATCTAGATTCCCATTTAGATTCCCCGCAACAGTTCATTCTGTTGTTTCCAAAAAGGTTTCCAAACAATCCTTGCCCAACTAAAGCAGCTGCTCCTGTAACTAAGCCAGAAATAGCAAGACCTTTAGTTCCATTTCCTGCGGCATCAAAATTACCACCATTTTCTGTTTTTACGATCATTTTTTTGTTCCTCGTATTATTTAAGATTCCAATGGCCATTTGGTATTTAAAAAATAGCATAAAAAAATATTAAAAAATTTGGGAACAATAATATTATTGTGGGAATGATAGTATTTTGTATTTTATTTATAAGAATTTTTATATTTAACTATTAATTCGTAATTTGATGTTAAATTATTTCGTTCTCTTGCTGCTCGAAGTTTTTTAGTTACAGTATTTTTAGAAAACTCTTTTATTTCTTTTTGTTGCATTCCTAACGCAAGTTGTTTTAAAATTATTATTTCATCTTTGTTTAATTCTAGTTTTACTGAATTTATTTGCTTTGTAATAAATGAAAGTAAAATATAAAAATATAAACATCGTGTAATGTGAATTAAATAATGATATATTTTTTCTGTGCCGAAAATAAAACAAGTTGTTATAACAATAAAATAACAGATAAATGAAGCGAGTTTTATTTTTGGGCACAGTATGGAAATAATACAGATAAGAAAGAACGATGAAAAATTGTTATAAAAATAAGTTGGAGTAAAAGCAATTAAATAGAGGAGGATAATAGAGTAAAGCAGTAAATATGGAATACAAATATTTTTTCTGATTATTAAAGTAATTGGAATAAAAACAATATTTATGCCGATATAAAGAAAAAGGCTAGTTGAGAAACCTTCAACTAAGCCTTGATAAAAATATAATACAGAAATTGCAATTGAATAAATAGCAGTGCTTTTAATAAACATATCGTTTTTTAATTGTTTCATTTTCATTTTATTTTCCTTATGTAAATATTATGTACAATAAATAAAAAAAAATCAAGAATTTATATAAAGCCTAATTTCTGTGTGCACAAGTTTGTGCACAAAATAAACTATGTATAACTATAAATAATGTTGCAAAAAAGAAAAAAGTAATGTAAAATATATTAAAAACAGGGATAATTGTGTATAATAGACTTAAAAAGCGTCTATTATAGAGGGGAAAGGGTTGTTTTATTTATATTAAATCATTACTATATAATGATTTATATTATTAAAGCTTTTGTAAATTTATAGTTTGTGCACATTATGTGTACAAATTTTTAGGTTTTTTATGGTAAAACATTTATATCAACGAACAATTACACACAATGGGAAGAAGGTTAAGGCATGGTATTTTTGGTTTTTAGACAAAAACGGAAAACGAATTAGAAGAACTTGTGGCAAAAATGGGAAACCTTGTCTGACAAAAAAAGAGGCACAATCTTTTATAGAATTGTTAGATGATAATGAATTATTAAAAGAGAATATCACTTTTAATCAATTTGCAATAAATTTTTTTACAGAATCTTCTTTTTATATAAAAAAGCAAAAACTAAAAGGCTATGAGTATGAAGCACATACACTAAAGGCTAAACAGAGAATTCTTGATAAGTTTCTTGAAAAATTTGGAGAGAAACTTGTTTCTAATATAACTATTGGAGAAATTGAAAAATGGGTTTTTTCATTGCCTTATTCTCCTGGTTATTTAAATCGCATAATTGCTGTGATTAATATAGTTCTGTATGAATTGTACAGAGCAGAGCATTTAGACAAAATAATAAAAATGGATAAATGTTTAGAAAGAAAAATAAGAAATAAAGGTATTTTATACCCAGATGAAATTAAAAGATTATTTCCTGATACAAAAGAAGAAATTTGCGAAGTGTGGAGAAATAAAAAAAATACAGATGAAGAAAACTTTACAACAGCAGTTTTGATTTATACAATTCTTACAACAGGTATGAGAGGATGTGAAGGAAGGGCTATTCAGTATTCTCAATTTATTCAAAAAGATGTTATTCTAATTAATGCAATGCTGAATCACAATGGAGAAAGAGTTGAACATTTAAAAAAGGGGAATGAGATTGATAAAAGATGGAGAATTGCGATTCTTCCAGAAAAAACAATTGAATTAATTAATAAAGTGCAAAGGGTAAATCAAAACAATGGAGAAAACGATTATGTTTTTTCTTTGCATGGCAAACCATTTTCACGAACTTTATTAAATAATAAATTTAAGAAAATCTGTTTAAAAAATGGGATAAACGCAACAGAAAGAAATTTATCAATACACTCGTTGCGTTACACATACAATACGATGATGCGCCATCAAATATCTGGCGAAAGCCTTCGTATGATGCTCGGCCATTTGAATCCGAAAATGACCGAGTATTATGATAGAGCTAAAATTACAGATAAACTACCTCTATTGTTACAAAACAAAGATGTAATTAATAACATGTGGAATTAAAATATTTTCTTTCTTTTACAGAAAAATATAATTATAAGTAATAAGAAAATTACAAAACTTAATGTAATAATTACTGTTTTTTGTTTCTGATTTTTTATTTTAATTTCAGATAGCTCTTTTAAATTTTCGGCATTTTTTTCCCGTTCATTCGCTAGTCTGATTTCTAACTTGCTGCAAGATTCTGTCAATTGTTGTATAGTGTTCTGTCGATTCGTAGATAATTCTGTCAATTTTACTACTTGTTTGTTCAATTTCTTTGCTTGATTCTGTAATTTCAAATTCTGTTCGTTGAGATTTGAATTCGTTGTTTTCAAGTTCTGAAATTCCATCTCTAATGTCTGTAGTTGTTCCTCCGTTATCGAGTATGTTTGTGGATTTGCAACTTGCAGAAAATAACAATGACAGAATACAAATGCAAATAAAACTAGAATTATTTTTTTGTGATTTTTTGAAAACATTTAAATATCCTTTTTCCATTTTGAAACCTTTTTCAGAATTACTTCATAAAACGTTGAACTTAATCCAATCATTACAAATAAGTTAAGTGCAAATTTTTCCCAATCTGTAATATTTGCAACACATAAAACCACATCGGCTACGCAACTCCAAAAAATTAAAAAAATAATCTTTGTATGATTAAAGATTTTAATTTCCTTTGCCTTTTTTGTTTCAAAATAAAATTCAATTTTTTTGCACAATTTTTTTGTTTGTTCCGTAAATGTAATTATCAGGCCACAAAAAATAAATAATTCAACAGGCAAGCCGCAGTTTTCCAAAAAATTTCTAATCGTATAAAAATCCATTTTTCCCTCCAAAATCAAACTTCAAAATGTGGTGTGTCTTTATTTTTCCAGCGGCCTCCCCATAAAAGACCTTGACTTTCGCCAATTTTTCCCATTCTTTCCCATACATTCGTAGGGGCACTCCACCAAAATTTCCCATCTTTAACAGGAACTAGGTCTATGGCCAAACCTCGAATGTGTTTTGAATCTAAAGTCCAGGTGTTAGCTGTTTTACATTCATAATCACTGGGTGTATAAAGTCCCGCTGCTTTATACATTTTTTTTACATCTTCAACGCCCATTCTTGATCGTGAATAATAAGCCATTTGTGTTGACAAATTTCTTTTAGTTTCTGAAATTGCAATTTTTTCAACTCCCATAAATTTTAAGTCAACATCTTCATTCATCAATGCAATTGCTTTTTCTGCTTTATCTCTTATATAAGGAGATAAATCTTCTAACTTGTTACTCATTATTTTCCCTCCGTTTTACTAGCAAGCCCTCTTGCCGAGAAATATATATCTTTAAAGAATTTAAAAAATTCTTCTTGAGAAAATTTTTCTAAAATGATTGGTAAGTCGTAACCGGGTAATTTTTCTTGATACAAAAATAGTTTTTCTTTAATTAAAGAGTAATACGCTTTTGACTTTGATCTTGAATATTGTTCTAATTCAAAATCGGTTTTATTTGTAATGTGATTTCTTGTTAAGTCGTTTTTAACTTCGTAATTTATTCGGTCCTGTAAACGAAAAGTTAATAACTCAAATATAATTTTTTCTTGCGCTGATTTGAAATTAAACTCTGATAGACCTGTTTGATAAATTCTTATTCTGCCAGATTTTAGCATAAGTTTTGTAACTTGCGACTGATTATCAATCAAATCTTTCCCTTCTGCAATATACTTTTCTTTAATTTCTGGTTTAACAGGTTCTGTTAAATCTAATAATTTTGTTTTTAAATTCTTTTTGGTCAAAATATTTGCAATTGTTTGCACAATAAAAAAGATTAAAATTGTTGCCAAAAAAGAAAGTATGATAACGCATACCCAAAAAATTTTAGGCATATTTGTAAAATTAAGTTCTTCCATTTTTAAATCCTCCAAATAAAAAAAGCCAATAATCTACAAAGACTATTGGCTTATTATTTATAACACCTTTTCTTTCAATATATCCTAATTTCTTAATAAAATCAAGAAAAGTGTTAAAAATAATACTTTTATACTTGACAAAGTATAAATAGTAAAATATAAAAGTATTAATATTAATACTAAGGGTGTTTATGAAATTATTAAAAGACTTAGAAACGTTGTTAAAAAACATAGACAAAATGGCATCTATAAAACTTATCAACAACAAAAAAACAAAAGAGCTTTCTGCCATTGAATTGTTTTTTCAGGGAAAATCGCAAGAAATTAACATAGAAAGAGATTCTATGTTGCAAATAATAAAAGATGTTGTGGAGAAAGTTTAAGATGGATCAATTAAATTTATTTGATATGCCTACTTTTTCAACTGAAAAGAAAATTAGACTTATTGAATTGTTTGCAGGAATGGGAACGCAGGCACAAGCATTAGAAAGGTTAGGTGTTGATTTTGAACATCATTTTGTTTGTGAGTTTGATAAGTATGCCATGCAAGTTTATAACGCAATTCATGGTACTAATTTTGCAACATCAGATGTTACACAAATTCATGCTACTGATTTAAATATTACTGAAAAAGACAAATATACTTATATTCTTACATATTCATTTCCCTGCCAGTCGCTTTCATTGGCTGGAAAACAAGAGGGAATGGCAAAGGGAAGTGGAACTCGCAGCGGCTTACTTTGGGAAGTAGAACGATTGATTAATGAATGTAAAGAGCTTCCAGATGTCTTATTAATGGAAAATGTTCCACAAGTTCATTCTGAAAAAAATATAAACGATTTTGAATCGTGGCTATCTTTTTTACGATCTAAAGGGTACTACAACTTTTATCAAGACATTAATGCAAAAACTATGGGAGTTCCACAAAATCGTGATAGATGTTTTTGTGTTTCAATTCTTTCAGATGATTTTATTGATTATGAATTTCCAAAAGAGATAAAACTTCCTTGTGTTATGAAAGATTATTTAGAACCTACTGTAGATGAAAAATATTATATCAACAGTCCGAAAGCAAAATAACTAATCGAAAAGTTAATTATGGAAAATAAAATAACAACAGAAGAAACTGTAGATTTATGCTTGAAAAATCCTAAAAAAATCGAAGTTGCTAATTGTATTAAAGCAAGAGTTGACGCAGGTATTAGTAACCTTCAATCAGATGGTTCGGGTGTAATAGAACCATCTGAAAAGAAACTCACAGTTTTATTGAGCAATCAAGGAACAAAAATAGAAAAGGAAACTGATATAGCAACTTGTTTAATGGCAAGAGATTATAAAGGTTTTGGAAATTAAATCGGAAACGGAGTAATAGAATGTCAGAAGTAATCCGTTTGGGTAACATTTACAACGAAAACGCAGGATTAGGGTTTGCAGGTAATGTATGGGATAAAAACGGATTATGTCCGACATTAACGACAATGCAAGGGGGTGGCAGAGAACCTATGATTATCGAAGAACCAAAATTAGTAGGTGGATTAGGTGAAAAAGTAAGCAATGGCGGAACGCAATATTACAACCAAGACAGAGTTTATGATAGTGATGGTGTTGCTGTTGCTGTTGCTACAAGTTTTAATGTTCACCATTGCAATATGGTAATAGTTGCAATGTGTGGCCGCAATCCTGATAATCCGTCAGACAGAACACCAGGAATTACAACAGAACAAAGATTAGAACCAAATTCAGAAGGTATCTGCAACACCTTAACAACAGTGCAAAAGGATAATTTAGTGTTAGAAAATATTGTAATTGGTGGTATGCAAGAACACCAAAGCATAAAAGATGATGGAGTTTGTACAACTTTGACAAGTTCTATGGGGACAGGTGGAGGATATGTGCCAATGGTAGTAGAAGAAGAAACAATCATATATGACGATTACAATTCAAATATTCCCAAAAATCAAGACTGCATCGGAACATTAACAACAAACATAGGAAGTTCATCAACGAGAAATGAAATTAAAATAATAGAAAAACAAACAGCAAGAAATAGTGAAATTGTAAAGATTGAAAAAAACGGATTTTACGAGCAAGCAATAAAAACAGCAGAAGATAATAACGCACAAGAAGGTGATATTATAGACGCTTTTAATCAGAAAGTTTTAACTGATGGGATTTCTCCAACAATTACAACAAGACCAGAAGGAAAGAAAACTGCAATTTTACCTGTAGTAGAAAGATACAGAATCAGAAAACTGACACCTAGAGAGTGTTTTAGACTTATGAATGTTGAAGAAGAACAGTTTAATAGAGCAGAAAAAGTTGTATCGAACTCGCAACTCTACAAAGTTGCGGGCAATGCAATAGTTGTATCAGTGCTTTGTGCATTATTCAGTCAATTAGGAATACAAGGTAAAAAGAAATGGAATGATATGACAGAAGATGAAAGATTGCAGATTGTACATAAAGGAACAATTTTTGAGAAAAGGGAGGAAAACGCTTAATTCCTGATAAATCAGGTTGCAATAGCGAGATGTGATTATTGCGTAATTTTGAAATCGTGGCTTTTTAGCAAGTAGAAAAATCCAATACGGAATATTTGCGTATTGGTAAGCGTGAAATACATAGCAAGTTGTAGTTTTGGAAAAGATAGTTTAGCAATGATATTGAAATTATTAGAACTGAATTATCCGTTGGATGAAGTTGTATATTTTGATATTGGAGCAGAATTTGAATCCATTTATACAAATAAAGAACTTATAAAAAAGGAACTTGGTAAGCGTGAAATACAGTTTACAGAGTTAAAACCGAAACATAATTTTTTCTACACAATGTTAGAAAAAGAAGTATATAAAAGAAACGGGCAAAAACAATCGGGCTATAAATGGTGTGGTGGTTTATGTCGTTGGGGAACAACATTAAAACTTAATGCCATAAAAGAAAATAATAAAAAATACGGGGATGAGTTTATTGTTGAATATGTTGGGATAGCAGTAGACGAACAAGAAAGACTGTTAAGAGAAAGAGTTAAAAGATGTGAAAATAGATTGAAACTCTATCCATTAGCAGAATGGGGAATGACAGAAAAGGGCTGTTTGAATCATTGCTATTCAAAAGGTTTTAGTTGGAATGAAAACGGAATAGAACTTTATAAAGTTTTAGATCGTGTTTCTTGTTGGTGTTGCAGGAATAAAAACTTAAAAGAACTTGAAAATATGTTTTTATTCCTTCCTGATTATTGGGAAAAATTAAAAGAATTACAATCAAAAATTGATATCCCTTTTAGAAGTGATGGGAAAACAGTTTTTGATTTAGAGAATATCTTTAGGAATAAAAATATTTTGTTTTGTGGAGAAAAAAAAGATGAGTAAAGTAAAATTTGTAATAAGAAAAGAAGTTCATGATGAGTTAGTGGAAAAGTTGAATTATAAACCTAAAATATATGTAATTTTTAATCATGAAGAAGATTTTGTATAAAAAGGATTTAATTCTGCTGTGCATCCGAGAGATGAAAAGGGAAGATTTACAGAAAAAGGAATAATGGAACTATCAGAAAAAGATAGAGAATTACTTTTAGATTATTTAGAAAAAGAAACTTATGAAGATTTTGAAGGTATAAAAGTTTCTGTTGGAAAAATAGATGCTGTAAGAGAAGGAAGATATAAAGATGAAGTAGAAACTTGTAAAAAAATAAAGATGTTAGGTTTTGATGTTTATTTATTAAGAGAAAGTTATTCTAATAACAAAAAGGCTGATATTTTTTATAAATTATTTAATGATAGAGATTTTATGGAAATAAAAAATACTGGGGAACATAAACTAATAACAAGATTTAATGAAACAAAAAAACAAGCTCCAAGTTGTTTCATTTCTATTAAGGATGAAATAACTTATAACAAGTATAAAAAATTGAAAGATGAAATAAAAAAAGATAATAGGAATGGGTATGTAATTATTGAATACAAAGGCAAGTGTAAGGTTTTAAAACAAAAAAAACCCCCGCCCCGATAGAGGCACAGTTAAGTGCAATATCCGATCCTTCTAGGGAGTTTTAATAAAACGACCGGGAACTTTTAAGCTCCACCGGGGTTTGGTAATCCTACCTCTTCCTCGGTATACCCGAAAACATATTTTCATGGGAGCGACCCGACCTAATAAGATAATATAGTAGATTAATTTTTTTGTCAATAAAAAAAAGGAGAAATAAATGAAAGTAAAGATAACAGAAACTTTGGTAAAGATTGTAGAAGTTGATGCAAAGGATGAAAAAGAAGCTTTGCAAGTTGTAGATAATTTATATCATGCAGCAGATGAAGATTTTATATTGTCTGCTGAAAACTTTGATTATGTAGAATTTGAGGTGGTGAAGAATGACTGAGTTATATAATGGTGATTGTTATGAATTTATAAAAAAGATTCCTGATAATTCGATTGATTTGGTCGTAACAGATCCTCCGTATTTACTTGAAACGCAAGGAGCAGGATTTTTTGGTAAAAAATCTGATGAGTATTCTATGAAATATAAAGGTAAAAAAGCATATACATGGGGAGGTGAACGCTATGTAATGAAAGAAATTGATTCCATGAAAAATGGATTTTCTGAATTATTATTAGATGAGATATGTCGAGTTATGAAAAAGATAAATTGTTATTTTTTTTGTAGTCAAAAACAAATACCTTTGTTGTTAGATTATTTTTTAAAGAAAAAAGGGTGTAATTGGAACATTTTAACTTGGCATAAAACGAATCCTATCCCTGCTTGTGGAAATAAATACTTAACAGATACAGAATTTATTTTATTTTTTAGAGAAAAAGGGGTAAAAATACTTGGAAATTTTGATTCAAAATTTACTTATTATGTAACGCCTTCAAATATGGAGGATAAAAGAAAATTTGGTCATCTAACAATAAAACCTCTTAATATTGTGAAAAATTTGATAATTAATTCTTCACAAGAGAACGATTTAATTTATGATCCATTTATGGGTTTAGGAACAACCGGGGTAGCATGTAAAGAATTAGGAAGAAATTTTATTGGTTGTGAAATTGACAAAAACTATTTTGAAATAGCAAAGAAAAGAATTCATTCTGTAGATACAGAAAATAAATTAATTCTGCAACAAGAAGAAAAAGTAGAAACACAAATAATTCAGGGTGAGTTATTTTAGGGGGAAATATGAAAATCTTAAAAAAAATTGGAATTTATGTAGCAGTATTTTTATTGATTATTGGAAGTGCTTTTATGTTAGGAACATATTATCAGGCACAAAAAACAAAAAAAATTGTATATGTTGATTTTATTTCAGAAGAAATTGAAACAGAACAAGAAAATATACATAAATATCAATTTCTGCCTGCTGAACTATCTGATTATATAGTGAGAATGTGTGAAGAATTGGAAATTGATTCTGATTTAGCTGTTGCAATTTTAATGCAAGAGAATCCTGAAATTAATTTAGATGCTACTCATAGAAATGAAAACGGAACTGTTGATTTAGGGCTTTGGCAGTTAAATGACAAATATTTATATACAACTTTTACAAACAGTTTTTGGAAGTTTGAAGATATTGAATTAAATGCGTTTGATTGGAAGCATAATACTTTTATAGCTTTGCATCAAATAGAGTGGTTGCAAAGTAGATTAAAAGTTTTTGACGATGTTGTAATGGCTTATAACTGTGGTTATGGAGCTGTTATGAATAGAAAAATTCCAGATAGTACAAAAAAATATTTATGCAGTGTTAAAAATAATTATAACTTACTAAAGGGGCAATATGATGCAGGAAACACAAAAGAAAATTAAAGAAATTACAATGGCAATACAAGACTTGTTGCTATATAAAAATCAAAAATATGGTGATTCTGCATTGAATCCTAATAATATTTTTTATAAAGGGGATGCAACGAATTCTATTTTAATCAGACTTGACGATAAAATCGGAAGAATTAAATCTAATTCAGCAGAAAAACCAAGAGTAAACGATATTGCTGATATTATTGGGTATTGCACCCTTTTATTAATCAGTATGGGTGTAAGTGCAGAAGATATTGCAAAATTCAAGGATTAGTATATGGCAGTAACAATAATTAAACCTTATGCAACTTCTCCAAAAAGAAACTATTTAGAACATCATCGCAATCCTAGTGGCACAATTAATAAAGCTAAATGGTTGTTATCAAAATCAAAGAAAGATATTAATAAACTTAATTCTCTTGTATGTTCGATTGAAGCAGGTTTACCTTTATCTTTTGAACGAAAAAGTTGGCAGGCTGCTTTTTATATGGCTACTTACTGCATCATAAATGGAATCGAAAAAGTGGAAGAGCATTTTAATAAAAAGAATTATAAGAATTACAAAACTAGAACATCAACATCTAGCAAAAATATTCCTTGGTTTGATTGTTTGTGTGGAGGAAAATAATGGAAGATGTTGAAATAGTCGTATTCAATGATAAATCGTGGGTACGATTAACTGAATACCAAAAACTCGATGAAGAGAACAAGCAACTTGCCAAAAGAGTCTGTGAACTCCAATCTGATTTATCAAGAGCAAAAAGCCTGATTGAAAAAAAAATGATATGTTGCAGAAATTGTGAATATAGTTATAAAGAGAATGGCGAATTGCGATGTGATGTTATCAATTGTTTAAATTTTGATAAATGGAGGTTAACAGAATGACAGATGTAGAATTAGAAAAGAAAGCAAAACTTTATGCAAACGAACATTATGACGACACAGATGAAAATGGATTTTGGTTTTCTGATATAGAGATGTTGCGTAGAGCATACATTGCAGGTGCAAAAGAAATGCAAGAAGAAAATCAACAATTAAAACAACAGTTGAAAAACGAAAAACAACTTAACGCAGAAATTAAAAAACGTCTTGTTGAAGTTGAATACGATTGTGAAGAGTTCACTCACGAATACTGTGATATAAATTGCAAAGGAAAAAGGAAAGAATTAGTTGATTTATACCAATTAATTTCAGATGGATTAAGCGAAACTTTACTAAAACAAAAAGAAGATGAGTTTGAAGAATTAAAAGAACACTGTGATGAACTTGAACTCATTAATCAAAAAGTGATGGAAGAAAATGAGCAATTAAAAGAGTATAACACAGACTTAAAACAGTCGTTAGATTGGGCTAATGAAAGAGAAACTGAATGGTCAAATAGAATTGAAGAGTTAAAAACAGATTTAGAATATGCAAAAGCGATTATTAAAGATTTGTTAAATAACTCACACGAATATTCAAGACAAAATGCAGAAGATTTTATAAAAGGAGAAAAGAAATGAAATTTGAATATACAGAAGTATCAGGGTTTTTGCCAGCTATTATCGGTATGAGATTACCAATGAGTAAAAATTTCAAAGATGCAAAAACAAAAACAACTAGTGGTCCTTGTAAAAAGGTTTCTTGCGACAACTGTATTACTGCAAGTAAAACAAATAACTGTAAAAATATTGAATCCAGTGATTTTCAGTTCACAAAAGAAGATTTGCGAGTTGCACAGAATTTAATAAAAGCAGATGGAAAAAGTTCTTGTGGAACACCAAACTCTAAGTTTGTACAAATGATAGAAGTTTGGGTTAGTATTGAGGCTCCTTTAAGCTTCTGGAGCGAGTTTGACACTTATAGGCATATGGTTAAAAACTCGACATCCAAAATGCACAAACTTCACTCTTATCCAATAGACGAAGATTGTTTTGAAAAAAATCCATTGACAGAAAAAGTATCGGATTTAGTAGACATAGAAAAGTTAGAAAAACAACGACAAAAATATAATGAAACAAAAGATAAAAAAGATTGGTATGAACTAAACGATGCAATTCCTAGTAGTTGGTTACAAACAAGAATGTGTCATTTTAATTATCAGACATTAAGAAATATTATAATGTGGCGAAAAAATCATAAATTAAACTGTTGGTCAGGGAAAGATAATTCAGATATGGAATATTTCTTAAAATGGGCTAAAACACTCCCTTTTGCTGATGAATTGCTGTTTTATGAGGGGTGAAAATGATTTGTTGTAAATGTTCTTGGTGGGTACTGGAACAAGGTGAAAAGCTCTGTATAGAGTTAATAAATAAATAGGGAGGTGTAAAATGGCAAAGGATGAAGTTGTTTTACCAAAATTAAAGGAAGAACTAAAGGATCTTTCAGTAAAAATCAAAAACTTGGCAAAGTTTTTGAACTCAGATGCAGAAGAAGCTCGTGATGCGTTATTGCATACACAGTGGCACGCAATGGTAATTTACGAATATGCCTTAGCAGCTCGTGTCAATTCTTTGGAAGAAAAAATTGCAGCAAAGAAAAAGGTCGCGAAACCTACTAAAAAAGCAGCTAAAAAAACTGAAAAATCCTTAAAAAAAGATGAAAAAGCAACTGAAAAAACTATAAACAGTTGTAACAAAGTTAAAGAAAAAGGGATGTAGTTAAAAACAATGGGCTTACTTTTAGTAAGCCCAAAAGAGGTCCAAATGAGAGAATTTGATGAAAAAGAGTACAAAAAGAGAAGTTTTAAGAAAGCATTTAAAGTGCAAGATGAGTGGAAAACACCTTCGGTTCTTGTAAATATGATTGTTCCGTATCTTAAAAAGTGGGAATCGGATTTTATATTAAAAAATGGGCGCAAACCTATTTTGTGGTTGCCATTCGATACAGAAGAAAGTAAATACTACACAATTCTTAAAGCTAAGGGATTCCAGGTTGTAAGAAGTCATCTAAATGATGATAAAAACTTTTTTCATTATCAGCCGGATCAGTTTGATATTATTGTTTCAAATCCACCATTTAGCTCAAAGTTAGATATTTTTAAACGTATTATTTTTGATTTACATGAGCCTTTTGTTTTGTTGATGAATATGATGGCGATAAATTACCAAGAAATTGGGAATTTATTTCAGTTTGTTGGGAAAGGCATTCAATTCATTATTCCAGATAAAAAGGTTTCTTTTAATGGTAAAACATCGAGCTTTTGCAGTGGATATGTTTGTTATGATTTTATTGATCATACAGAATTTGTTCATTTAGAAAATAATAATACAGGTACGAATTTTAGGGAATGATTAATTATTTTCCCAAAACTCAATTTGTTGTAATAGATTAGACATAATTGCCTTTTTTTTATTTATGTCTAATTTGTTTATTCTTAATGCTATTTCTGACAAATCAATACATTTGTTGTCAATATAGATTTTTGGGTTAATTGCATTTTTCCCATATACCAAAAATTCTACAGATGTATTTAGTTTTGTGGCAATATCTACACAAAGTTTTCCATCAGGGAATATTCCTCGATATTTCCATCCTTTCATTGTAGGAATTGGAATATCACAATCTTTTGCAATTTGGTCTTTTGTAATGTTGTTTTGTGTTGCTAAAAGAGCAATTCTTTTCCAAAAATCTTTGGCAAGTAAATTCATAGCATCTCCTGTTGTTTATATTATCGACGTTTAATAAAAAAAAACAATACTTTGTAATTATAAAAGTATGAAAAATAATATTTTTTTCTTGACAAAGTATTTAATATGGTATATAAATAATTCAAAAGTATTAGTATTAATACTACGACGCGGCGTAGGGAAATGGCATCCCTCAGGAATCATAATCCTGCTGTTGTAGGTTCGAGTCCTACCGCCGCAATTGTCAAAAGATACACAATTACGGTGGGGTAGCATCGGGTTTGCATCGAAACGGACTATCGGCTTGTTCGTGGGATACATGGCAAACAAGAAAGTTTTCTTTCATCTACTCATTTAAGGAGGATTTATGGCAAAACAAAAAAAACTAATAATTGAATCTGTTGAAGATAGCACAGAGTTACCAATGGTTTCAGAAATTAAAACTGTTGAATTAATCACTGAAATTGCAGTCGGAAAATTAACATCAAACGCAAAAGAATATAAGGCTGCAATTGAGAAAGAGTTAGAAACATTTTCTATTGAACGTTATTTAAATAATCCTGATGCAGCGAAATCTGACAAAGCATATCTTAATAAATTAAAAGATGAAGTTGCTGAAAAACGAAAAACAGCAACGAAACTTTGGAATTCTCCGTTAGCAGAGTTTGAAAATGAAATGAAAACTCTAGAAAAAACAATAGATAATGCGTCAAAACAATTAAAAACAATTGTTGACGAAGCTGAAAATAAGGAAAGAGAAATTAAAAAGAAAGAAATTTATGATTATTGGAGTACTTTAGATTTTAAAATTATTTCTCTTGATAAAATTTTTAACGATAAATGGCTAAATAAAACATATTCAATGAAACAAGTAATGTTGGATTGTGAAGCTGCTATAGAAAAATATACAACAGAGCTTGAAACAATTAAAAATTCTTGTGAAGAAGAAGATCGAGAAATTGGAATGTCATTTTATCTTGAAACATTAAATTTGAATGACACTTTAATAAAATTAAATCAACTTAAAGCAAATAGAGCTGCTTTAAAAGCTGCAGAAGAACAAAAAAAAGAAACTGTAGAAATTAAAACAGAACCTGTTACAGAACAAGTTACTAAAACAAATATTCCACAAAACTCACAACAAATTTCACAGCAAATTGAAGAATACACTTTAAGAATTAAAGGCCCAAGAGAAAAAATGTTTGCTCTTCGTCAATTTATTATTAACTCTGGGTTAGAGTATACAAGATTATAACCACCTATCAAATAGTGTGATAGGTGGTACTATATTAGATGGTGCTTATGGAAATACCTGAGTTTAAAATAATTTTACAAGAGTTAGAAAAAATAAAACAAAATCTCAAGGATTCTGAATATTCTACTGAATGGCAGGCAGAATGGTACAACGATGAATCCTGTTGGCTAAAAAAAGGTGGAATGGCTTTATCCACCTATAGATCTAACAGATATTATCAGTGTAAAGGTGGAATCCCTGATGCCTATGTAGGTGGTCGTAAAGTATGGAGTAGGGCATCTGTTCAGGAATGGGCGAAATTGACTGATGATAAATTAGAAGAATATCACAAAAAATATAAAACAGGGGCTAAAAAATGCAAGAATTAGATTTCCATTCAACACCTGCGATAAAAGTATCTGAAATTGTAATAAAAGGCTCATGTGAAAAATGTGTTTTTTTTGATCACGAGAAAACGAAAATTTTCAATAATTATGCATCAAACAAACTTTTTTGGTGTAAAAGATATAAAATGTGGACATGGCCAGATTCAACTTGTAAGTCTTGGGTAAAATAATGAATGTATATGAGTTAAAGAAAAAATATTACTTGAATATTCATTCATTATTAAAAAATATAAAAAAAATAAAAAAAAGATACCAAGTTATGCATTGGTTTTGTAAGCAGGAAAGAAATAATATTTTTTTCATTAAAATCGGCGATGAAATTGAAAAAGCATATTCGATTATAAAAAAGATAAATATAGAAAATGAAAAAGACTTAAAAAAACTTAAAAAGCTGCGAAAAGTACAACATAAGTTGTAATATATTTTATATTCTTTCTCCTTGGGCAATCCCTGAAATAGGGATTGCCTTTTTTTACATTGATTTTCTTAATTTATCAAAAGAATTAACTACAGTTAATACAGAATTCTTAAATTCTTTAGGAAGAAAGAAAAATTTTACAATTGTTGACATATAATTTAACATTTTTACACTCCTGTTATTTTATTATAGGATAGTAAAAAAATAAATAATAGATATAAAATTATAAAGGCAATTGTGATTTATTGTGTGATTGAATCACAGTTCAAAATTTTCTTCTTCAATAATTTAACTCCTATAATTTTCGTTCTTGGATAAATTTTATTAATAATTCCTGTGTTGTTTCAATATTATTTCTTGTTCTAGCATTTAGTAATTTTTTAGTTACAGTATTGATCGAAAAACCGATGATTTCTTTTTGCTTTCTACCAGCTGCCATTTGTGATAATATTTCTATTTCATCTGTAGTAAGGTTTAAAAGTTGTGGGGATATGGAATTTGAAAAAGATGTAAAAATAAAATAATTGAAAATGACATAGTAATATGTGGCTCTCGCAATGTGAATTAAGTAATTGACTAGGTGTTGATCATTTACAATGAAAGCTAGTGTAGAAATTACAAAATATCCTGTTAGGATTTTAGTTTTCCATCGCGGGCGAATAATCGCGATGGCTAAAACAATAAAATAAGCGGTAAAATTATTGAAAAGTAGAGTTCTTTTTAAAATAATAGTTGCAACTAAGATATAAGCGTACAAAACATGATATAGACAAAAATATTTTCTTTTCCAAATAAGAATTATCGGAAAGTAAATCGCGTTTACAATAATATACAAAACATTGCTCATGCTAAAGCCATATACAATATTTTTCCAGGCGTAAAGTACGATGAAAAGTAGGGTTAAAATGCCTGTGTCAAACAATAAAATATCTTTTTTTCGTATTTTTGAAATATCCAATAAAATCTCCTATCTATCTATATTTTTCCAATAATTTACTTGCCCGTCAATAAGAACATTAATAGGTTCTCTTTGTTTTTCTGTAAGAGTAAGCATTTTTTGAACTGATTTTTGAATGTCTTCTGGAAATTCTGTGTTTGGGTTCTCACCAGTTAATAACCATTCCATTGTAACATTCAAATATTTTGCAATTCTGTATAAATCATCGGATTGAGGAAATACATTTCTTGTTTTCCATCCAGATATTGTACTTGTTGCAAAACCCAACTTATTCAATTCTTTAAGAGGAACGATAGTTTTAATCCTTTCTAATAAATCCGAAACAGAAATTTCCATAAAAAATACCATGAAATACTAAAAATAGTATTGACAATTACTAATTTTAGTATTATAAATATAACCATAAAGATTAATTTAAGTGTACCACAGGTGCATAAATTAATCAATTCTAAATAAAAGTGTTAAAAATAATACTTTTATACTTGACAAATTATTTATTAAGTATTATAAATAATACTCACAGAGTAATGAAGAACGCACACCGCAGTTCTTGATTGCTCTGTCAGGGCAATCACCGATAATGTTGTAGGTGAAAACCTCTGGCACAAGTCTTTCAGCGGTGAAAAGGCTTGTGCCTTTTTTATTTTCCTAGTGAAGTTGCGTGTCGCCAAACTCTTAACTTCACTAGGACTTAAAGGAGGTGTCTTATGACACCCACAACTACATTATCGGTAAATTTGGAAAATAGTTTACCACAAAATCAAAATCCTGTCCAACAAAATTGGTATACAATCGAAGAATTGGCAAGTTTAAGTGGTTTTTCAGTTGAAACATTAAAACACGGAGAAAACAATCTTTCTAGTATTATGCGAATAATGAGTATTAACTTTGAAGTTAATACTCGTTTAGGTGGTTATCACAACACAAAGAAATTCTATTCAGAAAATGTATTAAAAGCTCTTAAAGAATATCAGATTAAAAACTCTACTCCAAATGCTGTAAAAGAAAAGTCAACTGTTATTGAAGGAAATGTTAATTTCATCCAAACAGACACTTTTAATAAAACAATACAAGGGCTTTTGGATAATCCAGATGCTTTATTATGTCTTATAAATGAAAGTTCAAAAAGAATTCAAGCACTTAATACAAAACTCATTGAACAACAACCTAAAGCCGACTACTACGACAAATTCATTGACAGCACAAATTTAATAGAAATCGGACATCTTGGAAAATCAACAGGAATTGGCGAACAAAAGATTTTCAAAAGATTAGTTGTAGAAGGATATATCAAAGTTAGATATTCAACAGACGGAGTTAAATATTATGACCCTTGCTATGGGTATGAAAAATATTTCAAATCTGTATCTGTTCCTTTTTTACGAGGTGAAAAACAACTAAACAGAGAAAAGTTAATGCTTACATCAGTGGGAAACAATCAGGATGAACAGAAACAGGAATAGGTTTTGAACATTCTTTGCAAAAATGAATTACTTTTTGATAATTGTCAAAATATTCAAAACCTATTTCTAATTTTTTATTACAATACGGACATTTTAGGGGAGTTTTTAACATAATAAATTCCTTAACTTAGATTATTTTGGAGGTAATTAAGAACATCTTTTTTAGTGATTTCTGGTTCAATTCCTGTAACCAGGAATTCTACAGTAGTACCAAGTGATTGAGCTATTTTTACTGATGTAATTGCATCAGGGATTGTGTTTCTTCCAATCCAATTTTCAATAGTTCTTTCAGGTAAGTCTAACATAACAGAAAACTGTTTTTGAGTAATTTTTTTTTCTTTTAGAAGAAATTTAACATTATTCCAAAACATAAAATTTACTTAAAAATAAGTATTTTGTGTTGACAAAATACTTAAACAAGAGTATAAATATAATATAAATACTTAAAAATAAGTATTTGTAAAAACAGATTGTTAATCTGTAATAAAAAAGGATTGTTAATCCTTCATTAGAAAACTTATGCTAATCTGCACATACATAAGTTTTTTTAAACTTTTATGCCTTATAAGGTTTCCTTGTGCAGAAGCTACACTTGTTGTAGTTTGGAAAATCTTATAGGGCATTTTTTTTACAAAAAAGTCAGAATGAGCCACTCGCCAAAGTTCTTCATTCTGACTTTTGGAGGTTCACCATGCCTACAATTAAAGTATCGGTAAACTCAAAAAATAGTTTACTACAAATTTCAAATTTTGAAAACTATCAGTTTTCAGAAAAGGAACTTGATCTTTTATCTCCAAAAGAGATAAGTAAAATCTTTAGAAAAGTAAAAGATTCCCTTCATGATTTAAAACAGGAAAAGACTGAATTTATTGCAACAACAAGAATGATTCCTGGCTCAAACATCTACAACAGAGAAATGGCAGCATTGAATTTACGCCGCAATAAAATTATGAAAAATTACATGATGCTAGAAAGAAGATTGACTGATGCCACACAGGAATTTCGGGAAAGAATTAGAAATTCAGAAAACGAAGAATTTCAATTTCTTCTTAAATTTTGGAAAAACGCAAAGAAACTAAACATTGATTTCTTTAATTCAGTTACAGAAGAAACATTAAAAACAAACGCTTTGCCTGAATCATTAAAAGGAGGGAACTAACTATGAACGAATTAAAACTAATCAAACAACAAGAAATCTTAGGAAAAGATTTTAAAGTATACGGAGATGTAGAAAATCCATTTTTCAAAGCATCTGACGTTGCAGAGTGGATTGATTACTCATGGAAAGACAGCAGACAAGTAAACAGAGATGTATCTAAAATGTTATCTCTTGTTGACGAAGATGAAAAAACAAAATGTACTTTAAGTCTTGGTGGGGAAAACTATTCCCATGGTGGTTTAAGAGAAAATACAGAAATTTGGTTTTTAACAGAAAACGGTTTATACGAAGTTCTTATGCTTTCAAGAAAACCAATCGCAAAAGCCTTTAAGAAAGAAGTTAAAAAGGTTCTTCATTCTCTTAGAGTAAATGGCGGCTATATTGCAGGACAAGAACAACTTTCAGAAGATGAAATTATTGCAAATGCTCTAGTAGTTGCTCATAAAATACTTGCTAAAAGAGAAGCTGCTATCGCAGAGATGAAACCAAAAGTAGACTTCTACAACAAAGTAACAGGTTCACCTGATACTTGCGATATAAAAGAAGTTGCAAAAATTCTTAATTATAAGAATATCGGCAGAAACAAACTTTTTGAAATATTGCGAGATGAAAAAATCTTAGACAATCACAATCAACCATATCAGAAATATATTGACGCTGGATATTTCAGAGTTATCGAAACAAAGTTTGAAGATAAAGACGGAGATACCCACATCAACCTTAAAACAGTTGTTTTTCAAAAGGGTGTTGATTTTATCAAAAAAACATTAGACAAACTTCAAAAGAGAGGGTAACTATGAACGAATTACAGATTATTGAAAAAGACGGAATTCAAGCAGTTTCTGCTCGTGAATTGTACAAAGGTTTAGAAATTTCAAAAAGATTTTCTGAATGGTGGAAAACAAATTCTAAAGAATTTGTTGAAAACGAAGATTTTTATGGGGTGTACCTAAAGGTACAGGGCAACCAATATGGTGGCGAACAAGAAATTCAAGACTATGCAATTTCTATTGATATGGCTAAATCAATCTGTTTAATGTCTAGAACAGAAATTGGTAAAACATATCGCAACTACTTAATCAAACTTGAAAAAGCCTGGAACACACCAGAAGCTGTAATGTCTAGAGCCTTGCAACTTGCAAACCAAACACTTGATAACATCAGACATCAAGTAGCAATTATGCAGCCCAAAGCAGTTGTTTATGATGAATTAGTAGACCGTTCTAAGACAATGAACTTTAGAGATATGGCTGCAAAACTGGGTATGAAACAAACTGAATTTATGACAATTTTGAAAGCAAAATATGTTTATAAAAATTCTATTGGAGAATACAGAGCAAAAGCAGAATATCAACAATACTTCACTTTAAGAACTTTTAACAAATCAACAGACAAAACTGGTGAACAACTTCTATTCAATATGGAAGGGATTACATACTTTATTAACAAGTATAAGGTTGAAAAAGACACTTGTAAACATTGTGGTGAAAAAGTGCCTGCTGGCCATTACTGTTGTTTACAATGTTGGAACGAATACGAAGGAGGAAAGGAAATTGACTAAATATGAATATTATATTGCAAAATCGAATGAGTGTAGAAACAAATCAGTTATTTTTACACAAAAAAACGAGCCAAAATTAGCAGAGTTTTATAAAAATGCATCAGTCGGATTTGAAAAAAAAGCTAAGAGTTTAACAATAAAAGAAGCTAGGAGTTTATATGAATGTTAAAATAACAAAAGTTGATCAAGAAAAAGAGCCTGAAAAATGGCTTAATTTAAGAAAAACAGGGATTGGGGGATCTGATGCAGGCGCATTAATGGGAATGAATGAATATTCATCTCCATTAACTGTTTATTTGCAAAAAAAAGGTTTGAATCAAGGAATTGATTCAGAAATTCTTAGATGGGGGCATCTTTTAGAAAATCCAATTAGGGAAGAAGTGGCTACTAAATTTGGTGTAACTGTTACAATTCCAGAGGGAATGTATACAAGTGAAGAACATTCTTTCATGAATGCCAATTTAGATGGCTTAGTTGAAGGAACTGTTTCCGTGAAAAATAAAACAGTTACAGGATTAGGGGGCTTAGAGATTAAGACCTCGAATGGGCAAGGATTTGGTGAATACGAAATTCCTGATAGTTACTATTGCCAGGTACAGCATTATATGGCAGTTACAGGATTAAATTGGTTTTTACTTGCCGCCTTTATGAAAGCATCATGTACAATTCAATATTACATCATTGAAAAAGATGATGAGTTTATTGAAAAATTAATAGAAGTTGAAAAAGACTTTTGGGAAAATTATGTACTAAAGGATGTTTTTCCTGCCCCATCTGGTGCTGACAATGAAAATCAATTAATAAAAAAATTGCCGATTTCTAACAACGTTGAGTTAGATGAATCGTTATTAGAAATAATTGAATATAAAAAAGAATTAGATGAGCAGATTAAAGAGCTCAAAAAAAATCAAGAAATTGCAAAAAATCAAATATTACTAGCAATGCATAAAGCGAGCAATAGTTCTAATTCTGATAGCAAAAGTGTTGTGGCCGAATTAGGTGATTTTAAGATTACGTATTCTACGGTTATTAAAAAATCTGTAGATTCTGACCTTCTTAAAAAAGAAGGTATTTATGACATGTACACTAAAGAAACAAAAACAAAAACTTTGCTAATAACAAAAAAGAAGGACGTTTAGAAATAAACGAAGATTATTTTTTACTACTGTTCGTTGAACAGTTTAAAACTATATCGTCGATATGGTTTTATATCTTGTGGGCAACCGACAAAACAGGTTGCAAGAAAATATATTAATAACCTTGTCCGTATGGACTGGTATTATGTTGGCAACTTACATAAAGTTGCACGTTGACACTTATTTTATAAATTTGTTTAAATTACCTTTCCGGTGGGTGGGGCGACACATTTACCATAACACACGTGCGAAACGCAAAACCGGTATTTTATATCAGGGTGATGAAACCCTGTATTACTTTTAATATGGGAGTAAAAATAAAATGAAATTTCTTTGGTGTGATGTGGAAACAACAGGATTAAATATTGAAAACGCAGCTCCATTTCAGATAGCATTTATATTTGTATCTACTCAAAACATAGGAGGGAAAAACGTAAAAAGCGAATCTGAAAGAGTATTTTTATTAAATTGTCTTGATATGGCACATGTTGAATTTAATGAAGAAGCTGCAAAAATTCATGGAATTTCAAAAGAAACTATACAAAATTATGAAAATTCACACGATGTTTGCACAAAAATAATGAATTTTCTATCAGATTGTGTAAATTTTAGAGAAGTTGAAAACATGTATTTCTGTGGTTATAACTGTGAATTTGACTGGAATCATTTAATTAGTTTGTTTAATCATCATGGAATGGATTTTGGGCAATTTTTTGAAAAACGGTTAGATGTATTTAACCAGGTAAAAAAAGCAGGTGCAAATAAGATTTTACCTTATTTGCCAAACAGAAAATTAACTACAATATGTGAGCATTTGAAAATTGATTTAAGCAATGCTCATGATGCATTAGCAGATATTAAGGCAACTAGAGATGTTGCAAAAAGCCTTGCTACTTTGGGAGTTCCATTAGAATAATTTTTTTTATAAGAAAAAAAGTATTAATTTGAATTCCTACTATTGACAAAGGTATTAAATTGAATTTATAAATATATAAGGAGATTTTTATGGATCTATCGAAAAAAAACGAAACAAAACAACTAAATCAACCAAAAGGGCAATCGTTAAGAAATTGGATTGCCAAAATGAGTGATCAAATTAAATGTGCATTGCCACAGAATATCACTCCGGAAAGAATGATGAGAATTGCATTAACAGCGATCTCAAAAGATGAAAAATTAGCATCATCTACACCAGAAAGTTTTCTTGGTGCATTGCTTACATCAGCTCAATTAGGGCTTGAATGTAATACTCCATTAGGTCAGTCTTACTTAATTGCTTTTTATAACAATAAGAAAGATTGCCTTGAAACTCAATTTCAATTGGGGTATCAAGGCTTGATTGATCTTTGCTATAGAACAAATCAATACCAAACAATACAGGCTAGAATTGTATATGATGGTGATATATTTGAATATGAATACGGGATGAACGAACAGCTTATTCATAAACCAATGGGGAAAACAGCAAAGCCTGTTGCTGTATACGCCTACTACAAATTGGTAAATGGAGCAAAGGCATTCGAAGTAATGACCTGGGAGCAAGTGGAACACCACGCAAAGAAATATTCGCAGGCAGTAAGCAAGGGATATTCTTCCCCTTGGTCTACTGACCCTGAAAGTATGGCAAAGAAAACAGTGCTTAAAAAAGTGTTGAAATATGCGCCAAAGACAGTTGAAGTTGCAGAAGCTGTAAACAGTGATTCAGCAATTATCACTGCAAATACTATTCAGGATGGCAATACAATTAGTGTTGTGAAAGACTTTAACTTTGATATAGGTGAAGTTGAAACAGTAGAATCTAAGCCTGTTAATGCAGTTGAGCACGCAGAAATTAAAGGAATTGAACAAGCATTTGATAATCCTGCAACAATTTCAGAAGAAGAAAATAAAATGATTGATAAAGCTTTTGAAGATTCTCAACTAAAGTTTGGCGGAGATGTTTTTTAATTGAAAATTACGAGTTTTTTTCATGGGCAGTTAATACACAATAAAATTGTCTTAGTTCCAAATGATCCTCGTGATAATTTTTTAATTGAAAAACTATTCAATTCAAAATATCAACGAGAATGTAGGACAGAAAAAGAAATTTTATTGAAATGTGAAATAGATGCGGCTTTTCAGCATAGAACTTTCAAACAATTAGCTGCTGTATGGAAACTTGTAGAAATAATTTTCTACTCGGAAAACGGGAGAAAGCCTACGGAAAGCGAAAAATATGAGTTATATCTTGATTTATTGGAATTATACGCGGATAAAATTCCGAACAGATACAACAATGAATTGAGAGTAATTCATATTTCCGAAGCCAACACAATGGCCGCGGCTCATTTTATTTCCGGATTACTTTATCATTTAAATACAATGTGTAATTTGACAAACGATCTTGAAGCATCTGTTAGAAAAATATTGTATGAGTGGGAAATTTGGCGTGGGAAACAAATAGTAGACTTCGCCGATGAAGTATCTGTAACGGAATTAAGAAATAGAATTAGAGTTTCAGAAGCCACAGGAAGGCAACCTGTAGAGTTTCATCACATTATATCAAGAGGTGCCTGTCCTTTAGCAATTGATAAAGCATGGAATTTGATTGCCTTAACCGATGAAGAACACAGGTTTTTCCATTCTGCAGGAATTGGAAAGTTTTTAGAGCGTTATCCACATCTTAAAAACAGATTTGAAAGGGCAAAGATAAAGTGTGAAGAATTACAAAAAAGTAGTTCTGTATTAGCAAAGGAGGTTCTTTGTGAATAAAAATAAATCAAAATTTTCTCATAAAGATTGGTATGAGAAAAACAAAGAAATTATAAAAGAAAAACAACGTCAATATTATGAAAAGATTAAGGAAACAAAACAAAAAAAAGCCTGGCTAAAACGAAATGTCGGAAAAAATGAAAATGAATATGAATATAAAAAACGAGGGAAATATGATTTAAAAGAATATGTAGCTTTTAATAACGCTCAAAGAATAATTGATAAAAAAACTGCAATTATGAAGCAATTAAAAATTACTTCGGAGTTATTTTATGAATTATTAGAAAATGGAACTTCACATAAAGGATGGTGTATCGATGAAGCTTAAATTTAATTTTTATTTAGTTTATCTTAACGACTTAAACAAATTGAATGCCTTTCAGTTTAAAAAAGTTGTAAATGCTTTAGTAAAATACATGGAAAAAAGAACAATTCCTCAAAATTTATCCAAAAAAGGCTTTGATGTGTTTGTCAAAATAATGCCTATATTGGATTTAGAATTGAAAGAGTATGTTTTAAGTATGGCAAGATCACTATCTGGAAAAAAAGGGGCAAAAAAAAGATGGAAAATGTCTAATAAATAGCAAATATATAGCAAATATATAGCAAATTATAGCAAATTATAGCAAAAATAGGAGATATAAAATGAGTACACAACGATATATAGACACTTCTTTTTGGGATGATACATGGGTTCAAGAACTCGATCCATCGGAAAAACTATTGTATATCTATTTACTGACAAATCCACTAACAAACATAGCAGGTGTAATGGAATTGACAATTAAAAGAATCTGTTTTGATACAGGATTTAATTCTGATACCGTAACTCATATTTTGAGAAAGTTTGAAAATGCAAAAAAAGTTTACAGATATAATAATTATATTATTATAAGAAACTTCCCAAAACATCAACAACTTAAAAGCGAGAATGTAATCAAAGGAATTGCCACTATTTTAAGTAAGTTATCTGACGATGTTTTAGCATATCTAGAAAAAATTGAATATCAATTTGATATTAGGGGCGTTTTTGATACCCTATGTATACCCTATACATACCCTTCGAACTATTTAAATTTAGATTTAAATTTAGATTTAAATTTAGATTTAAATTCAAATTCGGACTCTGATTTATCACAAACAACAGAAAAATTAGATAATGAAACTGAATTAATTCAAAACAAAACAGAAATTATAACTAAAACAAAAAAAACAAAACCTATAAAACATAAACATGGGGAATTTCAAAATGTTTTACTTTCTGATGTTGAATTTAACAAATTAAAAACAGAATACGGTGAAGAAAAAGTACTAAATATAATACAGCACTTTTCAGAACTAAAAGAAATGAAAGGATACAAATATAATTCTGATTATTTAGCATTAAAAAAATGGGGCATAGAATCCTATGAAAAAAGAACTTATTCCGCCAATTCATTAAAAGAACAGGGAAAAAAATGGCGGCCAGATAAAAAAGATTTAGATATATTAGACAAGATAACTGTGAGGTAAATATGGACTCTGTCAAAACAATTTTAAACAATATCGTTGTTGATTCTCAAAAAGCAGACGAGTATGAAAAAATGATAAAGAATCAAACAATGAAAGAAGAAAAAGCTAGTTTAGAATATAATTTTAAGCATATATCAGGTGTGCCAAAAAGATATTTACAAGAATCATTGGGAACATGGGAATGCAGTTCCGAAGGAGATATAGTTAATTTACGAACAATTCAACGTTTCGTAGAAATAAAAAATCAAAACAAAATTTTGGCTTTATTAGGTAATTACGGTACAGGTAAAACTCATCTCGGATGTAGCATAATTAGAGAGATGGGAGGACTTTACGTTACAAGCCAGAAGTTATGTATTGAGTATGAAAGTGGATCAGATTTTAAAGCAGAAGCTAATAAAATGCAAATTTTGAGAAAATACTCAACTGCTCCAATGTTAATAATTGACGAAGTTGGTAGAGGATTTAAGCCAGATTTAGAAAAAGAAATTATATCTTTTATCATTTCTGAACGATATGCGAATGATTTGCCAATGGGAATAATTTCAAATTTCAAAAAAGATGGGTTTGTGAGATTTATCGGCGATGCAATGTACGACAGATTTTCAGAGGTGGGAATCATCCTAGAATTTTTAGGACGTAGCAAGCGATTTGATAAACGAGTTTCTTAAAACAGGAGGAATAAAAAAAATGACAGACATTAATCATGTTAATTTAATTGGGCGAATGACTAAAGATTTGGAAGAGGGAAGTTTTGGTTATACAAATACTGGAACAGCTAGAGCCAATATTAGTATTGCTGTAAACAGAAGTCGAAAAAATGGTGATCAGTGGGTTGATGAAGTTAGTTACTTTGAGGTAACTATTTGGGGAAAAACTGCGGAAAATTTAAAACCTTTTTTAACTAAGGGTAAACAAATTGCAGTAGATGGTTATTTACGACAGGATCGTTGGGAAAAAGACGGTAAAAAGAATAGCAGAGTTGTAATTGTTGCAGAAACTGTTCAACTTCTTGGCGGTAACAAAACAGAGCAATCTACTTCTGTTTTGGAAACATACACAAACAAAGAAGCACATGATAATTTTCATGGCGATGATACAATTCCATTTTAATATTTCCTGAAGGAGGGGAAAATGAAAAAACAAATAGTTTTATTTATTGGGGTAGGCTTACTAATTATTGGGTCTATTTTGGCATGTTCTACAAACATTGTATCTGATATTCCAGCTTTGGCAATATCAGCATTTGGACTAGGAACTTTGATTGTTTCAATTTTTCAAAAAGCAGAAAAAAAAGATTGGGTAACAGTTTCATCAATCATTTTTGTTTCTATTGGGGCTTTTTGTTGTGCTGTCGCTAGTCTATCACAAGATACAATGACAAAGGTGATTGCGACAGTAATTGCGTTAATCACACTTTTACTTGGAATTTTTGTTCCTTCGATTGTGGCAAAAATTAAAAAATCTTAATTCAAGGAGAGATACTTTGCAACTTGATAAGAGTAAAAAGTTTTTTGATGCAACTAAAATTCTTATTGAAAGCCTTGAGCTTAATAAAGATTTGAAAACTAACTCTGACAAGCTTGCAGAGTATCTTTTGAATACTTTATATGCAATGGAAATTTTTATTAAAAATAATACAGGTAATTTTAATAATTTTGGCTATTAATATTTTCGCACTTGTTTTAATTTGTTTGTTTTTGAGATATACAAATACATTAATGATTGCAATATTTAATTTTTTTATCGCTAGTTCTTTAATTTATATTTTAGGAAGTTTATCATGAAAAAAATTTATGTATCAGGTAAAATAGGGAATTTGCCTAGAAGTGTTTGGGAAATGAAGTTTCTTAGAATTAAAAACTTATTGGCAAATAAATATGATGAAGTTGTTACACCTAGCGAAATTTGCAAAAAAGTTGAAAAAGAATTTGGAGTGGTAGATTATGCAACATATTTAGCCGCCGATATTGTTACAATTTCGGATTGTAGTCATATTTTTATGATGAAAGACTGGAGAAAATCCCCAGGCGCAAAAGTAGAAAGAGCATATGCAAAAGCGTGTGGAATTAAAGTAGTCTATGAAAGGTGGGAGAATTTAAAAACAAAATGGGAATGTATTTTCAAAAAAAATTAAAATATAAAAATATAAAAGTTGAAATTGATGGTATCAAGTTTGATTCAAAAAAAGAAGCAAATAAATATCAAGAATTAATGATGTTGCAAAAAGCAGGTGTTATTAGCAATTTGCAAAGGCAAGTAAAATTCGAAGTTTGCCCTAAATCGGCGACAGAGAGAGCATCATTTTACGTCGCGGACTTCGTTTATACGCAAGCAGACGGAAAAAAAATTATTATGGACGTAAAGTCTGAAATTACAAGAAAATTGGCAGTGTATATTTTAAAAAGAAAGTTGGTTAAAAATCTGTATAAAGATTATATTTTTTTGGAAAGTTAATATTATTTTTAATACTTAATATATCAAAAAAGTATTGAAATTAATCATACATTGTATTAAAATTAAAATATGAATACAAAAAATTTTATTAGAAATGAACTATTAGCCAAACAAAAAGAAAAGTTTATTGGAACTTTAAAGTTCGGCATAGAACATGGAGTAATTGTTTCAGAAGTGTTGAACAACAAACCTGTGGATGAAAAAGAAAGTTTTGATTTTGATCTTAACTTTCTTGATTCTGATTTTTTTGGCAATGTAGAATTTAAAATATGGCAAGGAATTGTTACTTCTTGTACATTTCAACAAACTTTTCAGGGAAACAGCCTGCAAAGGAGAATAAATGCAAATTTGTCAAGAATGTAAACAGCCAGTAATTTACATCGCTGTAAAAAATGACAGAGTTGTTAAATGTGATGCAGAACCATTAGAGGTATATACACAATTAGGACGAAAATTTTGGGCGTATACAAAACATCGGTGTGAGGGAAAAAATGAAAATAGAAATGCTTAATAATAAAGTTTTAGTTAGCATAAAACAAAAACAAACAAAAACTAAATCAGGGATTATTTTGCCCGAAGAAAAGAACGAAAGAATTGTTATGTGTAAAGTTGAGGCTGTTCCTGTAAATATTGATGTGCCAATAACTAAAGGCGATTTTATTTATGCTGATAAATATAAACTTACAGAATGTGAAATTGATGGCAAAGGATTTATAGTTGATGCAGATGATATTCTAGCAGTTGTAGATATGGCATAGCCTAGAGGTGAAAAAAATGGCGAAGGAAAAGTATACAGATACATTGCCAGATGGCTCAATCATTGACTTAGATGCCTACGATTGGGGTGGTGTAAAACTTCTTAAAAGACAAAAGCTATTAATTATTTGGTATACAACTCCAGGACAAAATGGATATAAAAATCCTACAGTTGCAGCTCAAAAAGCTGGGTATTCTACAAAAACTTCGTATGTTGCTAAACACAAACTTATTCGGGAATGTCCTGCTGTGGTTAATTTAATTAAGAAATTTACAGATGAACAAATTAAAGTGTCTGTAAAAGATGCTGTTGATAAATTAATCACGCAAAAAATTTCGAGGGCCACATATAATATTAAGGATTTTTACACAAATACAGAAATAGAAAACCCTGAAACAGGAGTAACTAGACAGATTACATCTGTTATCCCTTTAGAAGAACTTGACAGAGAAAAAGCGGCGATAATTGATAACATCGAGATTAACAATGTCGGTATTACGACATATAAATTACCAAACAGAGAAAAAGAAACAAACGATTTGATTAAATTAAACGAACAACTTAATGGCAATGCAAATAGCAATGAATATGACGTTGAAACTACTCTGGACGTAATCAAAGAAAACTTCGCATCAGTTAAAACAACAATTAAACTTAGAAATCAAGAAATTAGAGAAGCTGCTGGCGAATACATCGAAACTAACGAGAATCAGCCTGATTATGATTAAAATTAATAAGAAAATATTCAAAATTTATCACTTTTTTGAAGTTTTTTTATCAAAAAAGTAGAGTTTTTATATTTTATTTTATCATTTTTTATAAAATAGGGGTTCTTTGTGGAAAAATTAACACCAGATGAAAGATTAGATTATCTTTATGCTTATTGTAAATTTGATGATAAGCAACTTGTACTAGACCCTTGGCAAGAAGATTTTATTTTATCAACTAAACAATTTATTTCAATTCTTAAATCAAGACGTACTGGGTTTTCTTTTGCAACAGGTTTAAAAGGTTTGTCAAAAGCCTTAGATCCTGGTAGACAAAAGTATGTTAAACAATTTGTATCTTACAACGAATCCGACGCACAAGAAAAAATTAGGTACATACGCGAGTTTTATGATTCTATTCCGAATTTTGCAAAGAAAAAAATTATCACAGAAAATAAATCAGAAATTGAATTATTGGACGCAAATGGGAAAACTACATCTCGTTTAATTTCAATGCCTTGTAGACCACCTCGTGGAAAAGGTGGAGATATTTCTCTTGATGAATACGGTATATTTCTTCCTAATATGTCTAAATTAGTATACACTGCTGCTTTGTATGTTATTTCTCGTGGTGGAACAATTGAAGTAGGTTCAACACCTTTAGGATGTATTGGTCGCTTTTATGAAATCTGCACAGACAAGAAAAAATATCCTGCTTATCAAAGGTTTAATGTTCCTTGGTGGTTTTCTACTGCTCTGTGTATTGATGTAGGAACAGCTGTACGTGAAGCACCTAATATGAACACAGAAGAAAGAGTCGAGAAATTTGCAACAGAAACACTTAAAGAAATATTTAGAAACGATGTTTTAGAAGATTTTCAGCAAGAGTGTGAATGTCTGTTCATTGATAGTGCCGAAAGTTATATCACTTTAGAAGAAATTTATTCCTGTACTCCTGGAATGAATGAAGATTATTCCAATGAAGATTTAGAAAAAGATTTAGAATTTGGTGAGGCAGACAGTTTCTTTGGTAAAGAATTACAAATTTGCAAGACTGTAGATGATATGTGTACTACAGAATACAATCCGGAAAAACATGGAGTATTGTATTTAGGGTATGATATTGCAAAAAAAAGAGATGCTGCAAGTATTTTTGTTTTGGGGCTTTTACCAAATGGCAAAAAGAAAGTTTTTGGGTATGAAGAATTAAGGGGTAAAGATTTTGAATATCAAATTGCAGCAATAAAAAGATTAAATCAGGCATTGCCTATTAGAAGAATGTGTATTGACTGTACGGGAATGGGGTTGCCTATTCTGGAAAGACTTGAAAAAGATATTGGAAAAGCAAAAGTTGAGGGAATATATTTTACTGCACAGGCAAAAGAAGAAATGGCACAAGGAATAAAATTAGGTTTGCAACACAGAGAGTTTATTTTGCCTAATGATAAAAACTTGCATCATCAAATACACAGTATCAGAAGAATTGCAACTAGTGGAAATAATTTTAGGTATGATGCAGATAGAGATGAGAACGGACATGCAGATACATTTTGGAGTTTTGCACTTGCAAATTTAGCTTGTGGAGATTCAAGAACTAATGGCTTTTATGAACAACGAGCAGAGAAAAAAATTAAAGAAAAACTGGCTCAAAAATCAATAAAACAAACAAATGATCAGAATGGAGAAAAAGATAGTGTAATTCAAAAGGGGAAAAGTTTAAGACAAATTAATAAAATGTTTGGGTATAGATAAAATGGGAGAAAAAAAAGGAGCTTAGAAAAAAAATGGTAAAATTGGTTATCAAGAAATCTGCTTATGTAGAGCTTTTAAAATCTTTTGGAGTGAAATACAAATATAAAAAACTCATAAATGGAAAATGGAGATATTACTATGCGGATGATAGGGAAATATCTGTTAGATGGCATGAACACAATGCAACAAAACAAGAATTAAGAACTTTTATACACGATACAATAACTAATCCAAATTATGATGAAAATATTAAATTGTGTGATATACCTAGTCATTTTTCAAACAAACTTAAACTAAAATTAGGGATAAATATAGACAGTTTAACAATGGGAAGTTCTGAATTAAGACATTCGTTAAATCTAAGAAAACATAATATATCATCGGAAGATATTTTATTATTCAGACGAACAATACAAAATAAACATACAATTATTCGTTATGAAGGTACTTCAAGAAGAAGAAAAACTAATTTGATAAAATTTAAAGGATATTCAAGAGGTACTATTTATTTTATAGCTAGTTATAATAAATACGGAGAATTAAAACTGTTTGATTGTTATAGGGAAGGCAAAATAGAAAAATCTGTGAGACTTCCATGTACATGCCCGGAAGCTAACGCCCTTGACGATTCACAGCCTATACTTATAGTAACGCTTTTATAAAAAATTGTCAAATAAAATGTTTTATAAATACGAAGACGTATTTATGAGAGAGTAAAGGTATAGGAATTTCCTACACCTTTGATGGGGTCTCTATTATCCACCCCATAATTATAGACAATTATTGTGGTTGACGGTATCGGAATTTGCGAGGTCGTGATTATTGATACAAAGGGGGTATCTGTTCGTTACCTCCTGTTATACGATTTTAGTTATTTTTCCAAAATTCAACTTGATTGTGAATAAGCGAAATAATGGAATCTCTTTTTTTACCTTCTACTGTTAATAATTCATGTGCTACTTTTTGAATATCTAGGGGTAAATTGGTTGTAGGGTTTTCTCCAGTCAGTAACCATTCCATAGATACGTTTAATAATTTGCTACACTGATATACAAATTCTGCATCAGGACTGTTTTGTCTTAAAAATCTTTGTTCTAAAGTTGATTTTTGAATATTTATCTTACTTGCCAATTCTTTATGGGTAATACAGTTGTACTCTAATTCTCCTCTTAGTCTATCCCAAAAATTCATATTTTTTTATCCTTGTTTAATCACATTCCTTTTTATGTATCGGAATAATACTACATTTTATTAAATAAAAGTTGACAAGGTCAACAATTTGTAGTATAAATATTTTATGATACTACAAATTGTATGATAAAAGGGGTGAAAATGCTAACAAATGTAATAATGAAATCGGAAAAGGATAGAGAGTTGTTTGGTGTTGTTATAAGACAAAACACCAAAGATTCAATGTTATCTTTAACTGATTTGCAAGAGGCTTTTACTAGAGCAAGAATAATGAATGGTTGGAAATCAAAGGGTGAGATTCAGCATATTATCAATGGACAAGAAAATGCAGAACGTATTTATTATGTCCTTTTAGAACAGAAGCTCATAAATTGTGATTATTCTCAATTTATGGAAATGGTACACGAAAAAGGGATGGTAAAAGTTTTGAAAGAATTAAGTGTTTACCGAACGACAGGCAGAGGGGAAAACAAACAATCTGTTTGCAATCCTTATATTTGGGTGTTAGTTGCAATGGAACTTAATCCTCAGTTATATGCCAAAGTTGTTACATGGTTGACAGACAAACTTATCCTTAATCGTATAGAAGCAGGGAATTTTTATAAATCTTTGTCAAGTGCATTGTATAAAATTCCTCAACCGAATTATCCAGAAATTGCAAAAGCATTAAATACAAAAGTTTTTGGGAAACATGAAACAAGTATTAGAAACAAAGGGTCTCAAAAACAATTATCCGAACTTACAAGAATTGAAGATAATATTGCCTATTGTATTAACAAGGGTTTTTTCAAAACAAACGAAGATGTTTTAAACGCAATAAATGAATTTGAGGTTCAAAAATGAAAAAAATAAAAACAATGAAGAAGTGTCAAAACCTACCACAGCTTACACTTCTTCAAAAGGAGCTACTAATGAATAACTCACTTATTTTATCGGATGTTAAGACTGAAAACTTAACTACAATGTCTACAAAAGAACTTGCAAATTTTCTAAAAACAAGTCCAAAAGTTATTTTAGAAAATGCAAAAAAATGTTTGCCTAATAAAAAAATTGAAAATGGTAAACCAACTTATTGGGATAAAGCAGAAGTAACTGTTTTAATTTATTTTATGCAAAATAATAAAACGACAATGTTTAATTCTCAAGCAAGTCAAGCTTTTACCGACGGGTTAAGGTCTGTTTCTACCGACCTAACACCAGCATTAAAATTAAAAAAGGCACTAGATTTAGCACAAGAAGCATACGAAGAAGAACTACAAATAATTAGAGCAAGAGCAGAACTTGCAGAAAGTGTAGTAAATCGTATTGCAGATGGTAAAGGTTGTTACACAATGAACCAAACAGCAAAAGCTCTAAAATTGCCTTACGGAAATATTAAATTGTTTGAAAAATTAAGAGCTATGCAGATTCTTAATCTTGATAACTCACCAAAACAAGAACAAATTAACAATGGAAATTTTAAGGTAGTTGTAAAGTTTATTAACGAAAAAATCGGAAACAAACCTGTAACACTTACAACTAGTAAAGGACTTGTTTATTTAGCAAAAAAATTAAATACAGAAATTGATGAAAGTGTTTTACCCGATTACGAGTAGAAACTAACTTAAAGGAAGGTAAATATGGAAACAATTAAAAGCTTTATTAAGTACTTGAAATTGTCAAAAAAGTATAAGGATGCAATAAGAAAAGTGATAGATAGTTTTTATGATGAATACAAATTGAAAAACTAACACTTGAAACAATTATAAACATGTAATAAAATTAATATGAACGATGTGTCAAAAAGACAGTCATTTATCTTTCATGGGATAAGTGGCTGTCTTTTTTTTTTGTTTAGGAGTAATAAAAATGGGCGGTTTTAAAGAAATTGATATAAAAAAAGAATTAAGAAAAAGGGTTGCATATAACCAAAAAGAAAATGGAAACGGTATTTTCAATAAAGATTTTTTCCTGGGGCAAGGAACGCTTGATAATGCAGATTCTATTTTTTATGATCCTTATTTTGTGTCTGAAAATGCTTTCCATGGAATTAGAACTATATCACGTGTACAATTCGGGGGAATCCCATGTGCAACTTTAAGGAAAGTAGCTCAAAAAGCATGGATTATTAATACTTGTATTAATCACATCCAAAAGAAAATCAAACCATTCTTAAAACCTGTAACAGATAGAAATTCTAGGGGCTTTTTGATTTATAAAAAGGGTGAAGATTTAACAAAGACACAAAAAGCCGATAAAACGAGAGATGAAATTAGAGATTTTATTATTAACTGTGGGAACTTTGAAGATGCAGATAGAGATGATTTTGTTAAATATTGTATAAAAATTGTGCGTGATAATTTAACTATTGATCAAGTTGCAACAGAATTACAGTACACAAAAGATAAAAAGTTATGTGCTTTTTATGCTGTAGATGCTGCAACAGTTGAAAAAGTAATCCCAAATAAAAATGTAAAAACAGATTGGAAATATATTCAAGTTGTAGATGGAATTCCTGCGGCCGGATATACAACTGATACAATGCTTTTTGATTTTGAAAATCCAAGAACAGATATTTACCATTCTCAATATGGGTATTCATATGTAGAACAAGCAGTAGACTTAATAACATCATTTATTAATACTTTTGTATATAATGCCGGAAACTTTACAGAAAACAAACTTCCTAAAGGTATGCTTTTAATTAGCGGAGATGCAACTTCTGAACGAATTGAAGAAATGGAAGATTATATTGCTGAAATTATGAGTGGTGGGCCACTTAATCAGTGGAGAATCCCAATAATTCCAGCAGGAGATAAAGAAGCAAGTATTGAATGGAAACAACTAAACGGAAACAACAGAGAAATGGAATTCCAACAATGGAATGACTATTTAACTAGTGCTGTAGTTGCTATGTTTGGTTGTTCAATGGATGAACTAGGAATTCAAAGCCAAAAATCACAAACAATGTTTGAAAACTCTGGAGCAGACAGAATGTCGGCTAGTAAATCTTTGTTGTTAGGTGATTTATTAACATTTCTTGAATCTTACATAAATAAAATCGTTAAAAAAATAAATCCTGATTATGTATTAGAATTTGTAGGATATGAAAAAGACAATCCAAACACTGTAGCAGATTTAGACGAAAAAGAAGTTAGAACCTGGAAAAGTATTAACGAAAAAAGAGCAGAAAAAGGATTAGACCCTATAGACTTGTCAAAGATTGAAAACGGGGCAGACTTACCAATGAATGGTCAACTTGTACAAATGTTCCAGGCTGCACAAGCTCAAACAGGTATGGGCGATATGGGGGGAATGGGTGAAGAAGGAACAGAGGATAATGATGATTGGCAGAATTATGGAGATGAAGAAGGCACTAACGAAGAATCTAACAATGATTACAGTGGTTTAGAAGATTCCAAAAATACTAATGCTTATAGTGGACTTGAAGAAAGTTCAGAAGATATAAACAAATCATTATTAAGGATTTAGGGCGATGAATGAAATTTGTAAAAATTGTACTTGGTGGGTAGAAGAAACTGACAAAATCGGAGAGTACGAACATAAGGAAGCTCTAAAACAAAATAAAGGTTTTTGTTTGTGCCAAGATTTGTTTACAAATAAAGAACCTGATGATGAATGTGATTGTGGAGAATTTAATCATGAGTAGAAGTTATCGAAAAACACCAATAGTAAAAGATAATGGCAAACACAAACAATACTGGAAAAGACAAGCAAATAAAAGATGTCGCAAAGAAAGAGTTGGTAGTGGTGGGGAATATAAAAAGCATTATGATCAATACTCTATTTGTGATTGGAAGTTTAGATTAAAGAATTTGTGTAAAAAGAAAATGTCAAAATAAGGGAAATTAATGGAAAATTAAGGGAAATTTCCCTTGTTTATTTAAAAGGAGATAAAATGGGAAAACTAGTAATTAAAAAATCTGTTGCAAATCAAATAACAAGCAAATTAAAAACTCATAAAAATGATGATATAACGCCCGAATTTGCAGAAAATCTGCAAAAATCGGACTTATTTTCTGAAAATAAGCAAGTTTCAGTCAAATTACAGTCAAATAAAAATATAGGTGTAACTCCTGATGATTGTTATTATGATTTAGATAATCCCACAGAGAAATTTTATTATGATTTGAAAATGAAATTTGCTCAGAGTGATAAAGCAGATGATATTGAGAAATCACATAAATATATAAGACGATGGAAAATGAATAATGGTGAATGGAGATATGAATATCCAAAAGGGGTTGATAAAAAAATACATTCATTTAGAGATGTAACAACAGCTCTAACAAATAAGACAACAGAAATAAAAGATATTCAACCATTAACAACAGAAAAACAGATTGATGCAGAGCTTGAAAGATTAACAAAACTTTCAGAAGAAGGAAAACTTACTTGTCCGGCTTTAGGAAATGCAAATATTTACATTGAAGATATGACTACAGAACATGCAGAAAAAACAAACGGTGTATTTAGAACAAAGGAAGCTAAAATTCATAAGTTACAATATCTTTCTTTTGTTGAAGATGTTCTTAAAAATGGTATTCTATTTATGAAATCACGTAAATACAATCATGCTTGGTCATTAGATAAGATTTCAGAAAGAGAAAGAACTACTTATGGAATTATTAACAAGGTTACATATTTTGACAAAAAGAAAAATAAAAACATAACATGTGGAATGGAAATTGTTGTTGCGTGGGATAATGAAAGAAAAAGGTTTGTGTTTTCATTTATTGATAGACAAATAAAAAAATCCTTGTTATTTAACAAGGATTTTCAAACGACCACTTTCGAGGCGGGTCAGGTAGGTGCTTGTAAAACAGAGGCTTTTTCTACCACCGACTCTATAATACCACATTTGATAAATTTGTCAAGTAGAAATGTAAATAAATCCCTTACTTATTCTGGTTATAAATTACAAGGTAGAACTAGACTTTATGGCATGGATATTTCCATTGAAAATAAAAAAGGAAGTTATAGATGTGGTGTAGATTCAGATGGTCATAAGTGGGAAATTTTAATGCACTATGATTATGGATATATTAGGGGAACTGTAGGAGTAGACAAAGATCACTTAGATTGTGTAAGCCCAGAAACAAAAATCTTAATGGCTGATTATACTGAAAAAAGTGCTGCAGATATAAAAGAAGGCGACGAACTTATTGGAATTAAATTAGAAACACAACAGCATAAGCAGCGAAAACAGATTAAAACTAAAGTTATTCATGTCAAAAAAGGTATGGATGATATGCTAGATATTACTCTTGAAAATGGTGTAAAACTGAGAACTACTAAAGGTCATTTACATTATTATTTTCAAGGTAAGACAAGAGATAAGTATTGGAAGCGTGCTGATGAATTAAAAATTGGTGATAAACTTGTAATGATTTACAATCATCATAATTTTGAAGAAACAGAAGATTATAAAAAGGGTTATCTCTTTGGAGCTTATATCGGCGATGGATGTTATAATTTTGATGAATCAAAACAGGTTTATTGTGATATTAGAAAAGGCGTTGCTTTTATTGATGTTATACATAGAGTAAAACAATATTGGAATGATTTAGGTTTAGAAACATCTAAGATAAGAATAGACAAACCTAGACAGACAAATTCTTTATTAGCAGATGGTAGAAAAGTTATATCTAAAATGGATTTAGCTATATTATCTATTAGAGGTATAAACAAAATAAGATATATTAAATCAATTCTTGTAAAAAATCCTAAATCTTTTGAATGGTGTCGTGGTTATATCGCTGGTTTATTTGATACAGATGGATGCTTGAATTGTAGACATGAATTCCTGATAACTCAAACCAAAAATCAAGATGAATTTATGAAATTTACAATTGAATGTATTAATAAATTGGGTTATCAAGCAGTAAAAAGATACAATGAAATTAAATTACATACAGATTATATGGCTGATAATATAACAATGGAGTTTACTCAAATTATTAAGCCAGCTCTTGAAAAGAAAAGAAACTTTTTAGGCCAAACTTATAGATATGAGCCATTGGAAATTGTGGATATAAAGCCATATACCGGGGAGTTTGTTGCTATTCAGACTGATGAACAGACATATATTGCAAATGGACTTGTAACACATAATTGCTATGTTGGACCAGATAAAAACACAAAAAAAGTTTATGTAATTCATCAAAACAATCCTATTACTCATAAATACGATGAAGATAAATGTATGTTGTGTTTTGAAAGTGCAGATGCAGCCAAAAAAGCATATATGAAACAATATGATAGACCAGGATTTTTTGGAAGTATGGAAACATTAACTGTAGAACAATTCAAAACTTTTGTATTTTCAAAACAAGGTAGTAGAATACACAAATCCTTTGATATTGAAATAACTGATATTACTGAAAATAATAAGCAAAGAAAAGTTGAGCAAGTAGAAAAGGCATTAAACGCTATTTATAATAACAAACCTTTTGTAATTGAGCATATTTCAAAAAAATTAGATTTCTCAAGAAAATATAATGATATTTTAATGAGAATTACTGATTTTGATAAAAACAAAATTGAAAAAGCTGTACATTCATTGGCATTTACATTAGATACTAAAGTTAAGGCAAGTAAAGGAGAGGCCTTTGTATATGCCAGTCAGGAAGATTTAACAAATCAGATTGTTAATGAAATTACTGAAAAAACAAAAAAGATTTATAATTTCGTAATTTCATTTTTTGACTTACCTGAAATTACTATCGTAAGAAAAGCAAATTTAATTCATAAAGGGAAAATAATATACAATCCTGAAACAGGAGAACCTGTGAAAAAAGCAGAGTGGGATAAATTTGTAGAAGAATTAGAAAAAATGCTTAATAAAAATTATATGGGGTATGGTGAAAAAATAGTTTTAAAAGGTGAAACGTTAGGACTGATTTTAGATCGTCTTGCAAAAACTAATTCTTTTGAAGCAATTCAGAAGAAAAAACTTTCGGACATTGTATATAAACGAAAACATTTTGATTGGATTTCGGATGATATAAAAAATTTAAAAACTATTATTGGTGAACCTATATCAAGGGAACGGGCAGCAAGAATTGAAGTTGCGATGCAGAGTGTAGGGCAAAGAATATCAAGGGTAAAAGATTCTCTTAAAAATGAAATCCAGCAAGTTATTATTGACGGAATTAAAAACAAAGAATCGAAGAGAGTTGTTTCTCAAAATTTGTTTGATAAGTGTGTAGGACTTAATCGAGATTTTCAAAAAATTGCAGATAGTGAAATCCAAAATACAGTTAATAATGCATATATCAAAGAAGAAGTTTTTAATTCAGACGAAAATGAAAAAATCTATTTTAAAAGGTTTGAAGTGATAGATGATAACACTTGTTCAAAATGTAAAAAAATAAAAGGGAAACTTGCACTTTATAGCAAAGTTCCTTTGGATGATGAACATATCAAGGATGAGTATGCTGATTATGCAATATGGGAAGGTAAAGTAGATGGAGATTTGCCTATGGGGATATTGCATCCTTATTGTCGTGGATCGTGGGTTAGGTATTATCCGGAGGTTGATTGAGTATTAAATTTAAAACTTTATCTATTGACAAGTCGTAAATTTTATATTATAGTTTGATTATTAGTATTAATTTTAATACTAGTTGTTTTAAATAAAGAGTTGCGTATTTGTTTAAGACTATTACTAACCTATTATCTTTTTTCAACGCAACCCTAGATGACTAGGTGAAAAAAGGTGATAGGTTTTTTATTTTAAAGGAGTAAGGTAAGGTATGATAGGATACAAAGCATTTGACAAAAATTTATGTTGTCGAGGATTCCGGTTTGAAGTTGGAAAAACTTACACAAAAGACACTAAAAAAGAAGATTTAGAATGTTGTACTGACAAAGTATTTCATTTTTGTCGAGAACTTTTTGCTATAGAAAAAGAAAGTAATTACAAACTTTCAGAATCAAGAATTTGCGAAATTATCGCAGGTGAATATATAAAACAAGACGACAAGTACGGAACGAATTCAATTACAATCCTTCGTGAGATTATAGGAGATGAAAAAAAAGAACATAAACAAGAGATAAAAACCTGTGGTGGCTTTTTAAAATCTCTTGAATACAAAGAAGCGTTTAGATTGGCTTGGGATAAAGCAAGTAAAGAAGAACATAAAAAACTTCTTAAACTTCCTAACTGGAATAATGAAATTTTTAAAGAAATTTCTGGAATCGACGCAGAAGCAGAAATAAAAAAAGAAAATAAGGAATTAGAAAAATGAGTTTTAGTCCAGAAACAGAAAAATTAGTAAATGACTTAATCCAAGCAGAATACAAAAATGCTTGTGAAAAGTTTGGCGAAAAATATCACTCACTTCACGAGGGGTGTGCAGTTCTTTTGGAAGAAGTAGAAGATGTTGAAGATTGTATAAAACGATTAAAGAATGAAATAGATTATATTTGGACTTATATCAAAAAAGATAAAACAAAAATTATAAAATATTCTGTTGATGATAGTTTCAATATATTTACAATTAATTCAATAAAAGAACTTGCACAAGTTGGAGCAGTTTTAATGAAGATTCAAAATACTTTGATGAGGTGAAAGAATGATTTGCGAAAAATGTCGTTATTGTTACGAGTTAGACCAGTCTAATGAAAGTAATGGGAAAGATATAATCCAATATTGCAAACACGGATTAGGCAATGCTTATGTTAACGGATATTGCGATTATCCTTTTGTTTTTATTCCAATAGTAATTTTATATTCTAAAATACGCAGATTTTTTTATAATAAAAGCATAAAAAAACATTTAGAGTATTATAAATTATTTGAGTCCATTATAAAGGATGTAGCAGAATGAAAACTTGTAAAGTTTGTGGTGCTATTTTTTCTCCAAGAGATTACAGGCAAACAATCTGTTCTGATGAATGCAGAAAAGTTGCCAACAAAAAAAGATGTGCTTTATATCGACAAACTCATACACCAATTAAAAATAAATGTGTTTTGTGTGGAGCAGTAACAAAAGGATTTATTTGTATGGGGTCGGAATGTAGAAAAATTTACCATCAAGTTTATTCGTGGACGCAAAACAGAATGAAATATGATATTAGAGCAAGTGGAAAAAAATATATAAATCCACTTGAAAAAATCCAAGCGATAAAAGAAAAGTATAAAAACGGAGTTTCTGTTGAGATAATTAAACAAATGATGGAGTAAAAAAAATGACAAAAGAAGAAAACGAAAAACTTATTGAAAGTGATTGTTACAAATTGATTAAGGCTTTAGTTGATTTGTTGATTGCGTTGAAAAGATTTGATAAATGGGAGAAAACAAAATGAAATACGTACAAGACACAAAAGAAAAATCAATTTTTATAAAGTTTTATGAAAATGACCCACTTGGATTCTGCAATCATAGAACCATAGATACAGAAGAAGCAAAAGAAAAATTACGTAAATTAAAACGAAAAATAGATTGCATTGAACGAGCGATAAATCTAGTAGAAATAAATAATACAAATGATTTGTGGAGCAGATACAAAAGAGGTGAACTTCCTGCAATTCATGATTCTGGAGATATTGTAAAAGACGCTTTTCAAGACGCTTTGAATATTCAAGCTAATAGAATTCTTGGTAATTTGCAAAAACATTTTACAAATATGACAGAAGAAGAAATTGAAAATATAATTTTTCCTGATAATCGAGAATAATTAAAAAGGAGGTAAAAGAATGACAGATAAAGAATTAGAAAAGAAAGCAAAAGAATATGCAAATAAAACACAGTTCACAGAATATGATAATCCGTCTTTGTCCGAAAGTTTAGATATTTCCGAAGATATAAAACAAGCATATATCGATGGTGGAAAAGAAAATCAACCTACTGTAGAAGAAATGCTCAAACGATTGATAAAAGGTGGATATGTTAAATCGGGTATTTATGAGAAAAAAGAACACTCTCAACAATGGCACATCGTTACTAACGGAGATTTGCCGAAAGAGAAAAAAGAATATTGGTGTAAAGTATTTTATTATGAATCAGAAGAAACATTTAATGCTTTCTTATGGTTTGACCCTAGCACGAAAGAGTTTAAGTTTTTGGAAAATATAGGGGAAGATGAAGTGAGCGGATTTAAAGTTAAAGAATGGCGTGAGATACCAGAGGAGTAAATTATGAATATCACAACCTTAACAGAAAAATATTTTGAAAAAGTTAAATCAGATGATAAATCAACAACTCTATTTAAGGATTTATTCAAATCTGGAGCTTATGCAGTTTTGAAAGAAATTAATAGACTTAACTTTCCAGCATTTACTTTGATTGATGATAATGATTTGTCTAAGCAAGGTTTTGTCAATATGCTTTTGAATAAAATGGTTGGTGAAGATGACTCTGATTTTGTTGATAGCTGTTTGCACTTCATAGAATATAAGGCATATCATGAAGGTGAGCCCTCTATAAAAAGATTATATGAAAATGATGATAAAAATTGGTTATTAGTTCAATTAGATGATGGAAGATTCGATATTGCCAAAAATGTTTGGGTCGATGATAAGAAAGAATCTTCGGTTTGGAAAAATCAAGATGGAAAAGTTTTGGATAATGTATTAAACTGGAGACCAATTTATCCAAATGGTGAAGTGTAAAATAGGAGTAAACTATGTTTTTGATACTTAAAACGATTGACTGAAAAGACGAAGATTACATCAAGGGTAATATAATCCCTTTTGGTTGGTGCGGAGTTCGGCTATAACAAGGCTAATGAATGGCATTATGTAAAAGATGGATGTTTACCGAAAGAAACAGATTTTCTTATGAGTAAAACACTTCTTTTAGTAACAAAAATGAAAGGCTCTGATTGCTTATTTCTTGTACTTGGGCAATACAATTTTTCGACACAAGAGTTTAGTTATCAACACATGGTTGGACTGACAGATGTTATCGCTTGGAAAGCGATTGTATCACCAAAGGAGACTGAACGAAAATGACTCAGAAAGTTAAATCGGCTTTAATTAAAGCAAATAAGGCAGAAGAACGACTTTTCAAAGCAGAAAGTGAATTATTTCTAGAGTGTCAAGAACTTTGTAACTACCCTTTAGAATTCTGTCAGTATCAACCTAGCGATGGGTTTTGTAAGGAATACGCATCGAATTAAATTGTGCACACTTTTCTCCAAATAAAGATGCTTTCAAAATGCTAATAAAAGAAAACGGGGATGTTGAAATTTTAGGATTGAATGAGGAGAGTAATTATGACAAAAAAAAGAAAAAATAATAGAAATAGTTTACATTATAACAACTTTATGGTATAAGTTGTTACGCAAAAAAGAAGGATTTTTTATGAAGAAATTTATGTTTTTTTTAAGTTGTATTATTGGAATTGTTTGCGTTATTGGGGCATCAGTTGTTAAATTTGGGCTGAATTATAATATCAGTGATGTGTTTTTAATAATAAGTTATTTTTTGTGTCTTTTACCGATAGGAATATATGTTTTTGTTATTGAAAACAAATGAAAAAAAATGTAATATATTATTAGGATGTGTCTTAAAGGCAGTCATGATGTTTAGTCGTGGCTGCCTTTTTTGTTTTAAGCTTAGAATAAAGGATGGGAAAAATGGCAAAGATTATTGTTAATTTGAATGAATTAAAAGGATTTTCTTTTTATCGTAATTACATAGAAAAGGCGAAAAAGGGTGAAATGGTTGGTGGTAAATACATGTATAGGGAAGAAGTTCCTGAAAAAGTAAAAACAAGTAAAGGGAAAACTACCGTAATTAGATATAAATATTATTATTTGACAGATATGCTTAAAGATAGTGCAGAAAAACTTCTTGAAAATATCGGTAAATTCTTTTTCAAGGGAAATGAAAAGGAAGTAAAAAAAATTGAAAATTCCTATAAAACTCAAAACATAGAAAAAGATTATGGAGCAGATAAAAAGACGTGGTATCAGCATTGTATGGAATATTTGAGCCACAAAGCAAAATGGGATAAAAGATTTTCAAATAAAGATAATGCTGAAAAGTTTAAAACACCTATCAAACAAAAAGTCGTAGAAAAAGTTGATATTCCCGGAATGGAAACAGCAGCAGTAGAAACTCCAGAAATTAAAACATCAATTGAAACAGAGAAAAAAGAGGCAACCTGGAAACCCAACCCATCTTTAATGCGTAAAGTTTGGAGTTTATACAATGGTGTAGAATCTGTTAATAGCGGAGTTAGCGTTGGTGATACTGTAAATTTTAATGGGCGAAAAGGAACTGTAACAAAAAAAGTAAATGACAATATGGTTATGGTAAGTTTTGAAGATGGAGGTTTAGGCAGATTCTTTGCAAAAGACTTAAACAAAGTTGAAATTTCAAATGAAAGTGTAACAAATGAAGCTGATGTAAATGGTAAAATACAAGAAGTTGTAACAGGGCTAAATACTTCTAATGATACAGTTGAAGAAACAACGGATGGACAAGGTAATAAAATTGCAATGTTAGGTAACCAGAATGCAAAAAAGAATTTCGTTGACTTTATTGATAAGTTTATTACAAATGGTTATAAATCTGATAAGGTTGTAAATCTTTTAGATACAACACCTTTAATTTTGCAAGAACATGGTATTCCAAATAATCCTATAAGTATAACACCTTCTGTTTTGAAAAAGATTTTAGAAAATGATTTAAATGTTTATCATGGTCATAATATTTCTGTTGATATTTTAAAGGATCTACCTAATCAACTTGAAAATCCTGTTTATATACTGAAAGGTAAGGATGGGAAAAAGATTATTGTTACAGAATACTATGTAGAAAATAGACCTATAATTACAATTCTTGAAATAGATAGAAAAGAAGGTCGTACAAATGTAAATTCTGTAAGAAGTTTATATGATAAACAGAATACTGTATTTATGGAATGGATAAAAGATGATTCCATAGTTGAATATGAAAATAAAGAAAAAAGTAAGGTGCTATTACAGTCCATAGGTAACCAATATACCAAGGAGGTAACAACACCTTACATAAATAATAATACCACAAATATAGAAAATGTCAATAGTGAACATGGGAATTCTATAGCCATGCTTGGTAATGATAATGCTAAGAAAGATTTTGTTGATGTAAAACAAGGTTTTTCTGAAATGGATAAAAAACTTCTTGCTTTAGCATTGTACAAAGAAAAAGAATTTAATCCAACAATGAATGATTATTATTATTATGAAAAATTAAGATATAAATATCCTAATTTAGCTTCTAAAGGTAGTATTTATTCAATTATGGAAGAATTAAAAGGAATAGATGTTAAAAATATAAACCTTGATGAAGTAAAAGAGTATGTAGAAAAGATTAAAGGTGGGGGTGATGAACCGCCAAAGAATGATGCAAAAAAGAATTTCGTTGACGGATTGTCGCTTGATACAGAGTTAATTGCAAATGCAAATAATTCTTCATATATGTATGAAGCTGGAGATGCTATTAATCGTGAATATCTTGGCGGAATTGAGGCTATCAATTCATGGGATTTGACAGATGAAGAAAAACAGAAAGCTAAACAAAAACTTTTTGAACTTACAACGGAACAGTTAAAAGCCCAGGCAAAGGCTATATCTGTAACAGTCGCAGGACCAGCTAGGAAAGTAAGTGGAAGTGATACAGCATTTGATAAAGTTCAGAAAATCCGTGGGAAAATTAAAGAACTTCTTGATACAATAAGAGCTAAAAATAATACAAATGTTCAGAAACAGGAAATGAAAGATTTTACAACAGCAGCAACAGAGGCCATGAATAATAATAAACTTGCTTTTGTGTATGATGGTAAAGTTTATTATCGTGGTAATATAAAATCAAGCTCTTGGAGTGAAATAAATCATATTCCAGAAGTTGATGAAACAAAGACTGTTGATGAAAAGAAAAAAGAGTTGAAGAAACTCAAAGAAGAAAGTAAGAATCTCGGTTTTGCTAATCCAGAGAACACAAAAACCCTTGATAGAATTGAAAAACTTAAAAATGAAATTGCATATATGAATACTGATGAATGGCAGAATCGACATAATGCCATGCTCGGTAATCAAAACGCAGCAAAACCATTTTCAGAAGAAGAAACAAAAAAAGAACAAAAGAAAGTAAAGGAAACAAGAGAAAAAGCAGGACTACCTAAAATAGGAATAAATTATGGGGAGAGAGTTTCTGCTATGGAAGATTCAGTTTCTCTTAATCCTAATGCGGAAAACTATGCTTATAAAGATACAGGTTATATTGCAGGTTCTCAAAAAGAAAAGATTCAAGACTTTTGGAAAATAAAAAAGGAAAGTGGTGAAGGAACAAGTATAGAAGAAATAGATTGGAATACACTTGAAGAAAATCCTAGATATGCAGAACAACAAATTACAAAATCAAATATTCTTGGAAATATTGATTATAATTCATTCAAAGAAAAAGGAATGGATTCTAGGGCAGCGTATTTAGCAAGTAGAGTATTTGCCGCAATTCCAAAAGAACCTACAGGTCATGATGTTACTGCTCGTAAGAATTATGTAATTGCTATAAACACAGTAAAGGAAAGACTTTCTGAATGTAAAACTTTACAAGATGTAAAAGAGTTTGTTGATGATGTTTATGGTGAATATAATCAGACATTTGATTCTCAGATTTTAAGAGTTCCAGAAGTTAATAAACTAACACAAGAAAGAGATGGTATTATTAAAGAGAAGAAAAAAATTAGAGAATCTGTTATGGAATGGTGTAGGAATGAACTTGTTCCAAAATATAAGAATCTCGGTAAAAAAGAAAGAAAGGCTTTTTGGAGATATAGGGAAGAATTAAAGAAAGAAATTAGTGAGAAAATTCGTGAATTTGATCCTAATTATAATAATCCTAATATAGATATTGAAATTGATACAAGTAATATGTGGTGGCCTATAAATATTTCCTCAGAAGGTATTTTACAAGAGAAAATAGATAAAGCTAATAATAAATTAAAAACAGCAAGAGAAAACGCAAAAAATATCATTATGAATAATAATGTTACTTATCAAGTTTGGAAAGAACTAGGGGATTTTGCAGATTTGCGTTATTCAAAAACATTCCAAAAACATTATAACAATCTGACAGTTTATGATGAAAAACAAGCAACAAAACCTAATGGCGAAATTTACGAAACTTATGCTTATAAATATAGAGATAAAGAATATGATAAATATGAAAATTGGGATTGGATTGATAAAAAAACTAATAAAAAAGCAAAACCGGAATCTGAGATAATCGAGGGGAAAGTAAAGAGAACTTTTGAAATGATTGTGCCATCTACCATAGAAAGGATTGGAGGTAGAAATGTTTCTGTTAAATCTACAGAAGAATTAAAAAAAGCATTTAATTTCAGGGATATTCAAACAGGGTCTTATGTACAATCAGATCCCGTTAGTGCTAAATGGCATATAGACAATTTAGCGAATGGTTTCGCTGATTTATGTGATGTTTTGGGGATACGAGATGATCAAGTATCTCTTAATGGAAGGTTGGCTCTTGCTGTTGGTGCTAGAGGACATGGTAGAGCCTTAGCACATTATGAACCTGTTGAACGAGTAATTAATATTACAAAATTCAAAGGTGGTGGTTCTCTAGGGCATGAATGGTTTCATGGTTTTGATAATATGATTGCCGAAGCAATTACAGGTGGAAATGTCAGTGTATATATGTCAGATCCAAGAGCAGCAAGTAAAAAATATAGGTTGCATGATGATATTCCAGATAATGAACTTGCTCATAATGTAAGAAATAAATTTATTAATCTTGTAGATGCAATGATGACAGGTGATACTCCTGAAACAGAAGTAATTACATATAAATCTATAGATGTAGAAACAGCAAAAAAATTCTTTGAAAAAGATTTGCCATTCCAGGCTGCATATTATAGTTATGGTAATGATTTTTATAAGAAATTAGCTAATGCAAAAACTCTTGATGATGCAATATCAGTAATTAATGAAAGGTATAAAGATACAATAAATCTTATTCATAACAATTCAGAAAAAATTAGTCGCATGGGTAAATACGAACAAAAACGCATGAAAGATACAGTTAAAAATTATGAAAAGTATCGAACTATGGCAGTTGCATACTTTGATACAAAGGCTGATAAATCTAATGGTGGAGAAGTTTCTGTAAAGACAGGAAGAATTGTTTCAAGATTTTATGAAGATTCAAAAAAATTAGATATTGGGAGATCTAAAAAATATTGGTCTGAACCTGTAGAAATGGCTGCAAGAGCATTTGAAGCTTATTTAGTTGATAAATTAAAGGAAAAAGGTCAGAAAAATGATTATCTTTCAGGTCATGCTGATAATACAGTTTATTTAGGGGAATGGTTTCCATATCCAACTGAAAAAGACAGAGTAAAAATAAATAAAGCCTTTGATGAATTATTTGAAGTAATCAGAAATGAAAATGCAATTAGAAAATCTTTAGATATATTAAAGAATCGTGAAGAAATAAAAAAATCACTTCCTTTATTCTTTATTAAAAATGGCAGATTCTATATTAGAAAATCATAATGTCTAAATTAATGTCTAAGATGTCTAAATTAATTACAAGTTAGACATTTTTAGACATTGATTTTTGACCAGAAGCTCCAACTGAGCATATTGATCCTTATTGGGGAGGTTGTACAGGGGAATATGCAAAAAAAAGAATGAAAGAACTTGAAAATGGTGTAAATGTTTTATAATAAAATCTGCAACTAGTTTTAAAAGAGTGATATATAAGACCTTGTTAAACGCAAGGTCTTTTTTTTATAATTCTTTCCCATCTTTAAGAAACTTTATTTCAATTCCTAACTGATCACAAATTTCAATTATATCACTTAGTTTTAAATCATTTCTATATAATTTGTTAAACAGATTTTGTTTAGAAGTATTTAACTTTTTAGCTAGATCTGTAATCCTGATATTATTTTTTATGCAGCCAATTTCTATAATTTCTTTAATATTAATTTCATTCATATCTTGATAATAAACTAATAAGTGGAAATAATCAACAAAAAAATATAAAATTACAATAAAAAAGTTTATTTGTTTCTTGACATAGTAAACTAAATAGTGTATATTATAAGTGTAGTGCGACCTGCAAGGAGATTAAATTATGAAAATAATTTTTTTTGAAAATAGGATAAATAGAACATTAAAACGAATTGTGATAAAATGAAGCTGCTTTTTGGAGGAAGAATGATGACAGAAAAACAAAGTAAAGGATTAGACCTTTTGACAGAAATTATTGTTTTAGAAGCTAAAAGAGTAAAAGCTCTAAATGAAGAAGGTGCAGATTTTGAAGAATACGACAATACAGAAATTGAAAAAAGCCTAGATAAAGCAAGTGAATATAAAGGAATATTTGATGAAATTACTCCAAAGATTGTTTCTGATATTATTAAAAGAGCTTTAGACATCAACTTTTTTACATTTAATGACAAAAGATGTATGAGGTATCTTAAAGATGTTATTTTAGAAGATTTAAGATATTTTTCTTAGATTCAACTACAAGTTGAGTGATTTTAAAAAAAATATTAGATAATGGTTTTCTAGGAGATATTATGAATAAAAAAATATTAAAATTAATTACAGATGTTATTGCAACAAGGTTCGCAGAAGTCTTGGATTTAATTGATCCAGAATGGGATAAAAAAGCAAGGCAATTTGAAGGTGAATGGAAAGATTTTGGTTTTAATTTGATTTATGAAAAACTGACAGAAGAAAAGTAGACATAAATAGTTTTATTAAGTATAATATTTATAATGATGTGCGAGAAGGCAGTCATAACCTAAGAGGTTGTGGCTGCCTTTTTTGTTTTAAATTAAATTTTAAGAGGTTTGAAAATGGTATTCTTAATTAAAAAATCAGTAGCAAAAGAAATTTTAAAATCGTTAGGTAAAAACAAGTTAGAAGAATTAAAACGAGAAGTAATTGAAATATTGAAAAAACAAGACGAGAAAGAATATAAGAAAGCATTAAGTCATTTTGAAAATGAAGAAAAGAATATGTCTTATTTAGAAAAATCAATTTCTGGTGAATGGATTGAAAAAGCAGGTTATGGAATTGGTACAGTTCGTGTTTGGAAGGGTAAAAAATACAAAAAGATTGCTCCTGGAAAATGGGCTAGAATGTATGAAAAAGAAGGCAGAGGAACAAACATTGCTGTTGGTAAATTAATTGCAAAAGTAAAAAAGATTGATGATGTAGAAGAATTGATGAGATTTGTATTGGAACACAAACAAAGATTTGAAGATACAAATGTATTAGATAAGATTAGAGCAGCTGTAGATGAACAGAATGAAAAATTAAGTAGTGGACCTGTTGAAAGTAAGGGTAAACCAAATAAATACGACAAAGCTACAATTCAGAAAATGGGTAGCAAATACTATGTTTATACAGAAGAAGGTGGTCGTGAAGTAGAAAAATTTAATACAAAAAAGGAAGTTGAGGATTATATAAAAAGGCAAAGACTAATTCAGAACGAAAAAAATTTAAAAGGTGAAGATGGCTATTCAAAATTACTAGATAAATTAAATGAATCAACTGAAAAGAAAGAATATGAATATTATAAACACAATCTTTCTGAAAAAGATAATCCGTATGAAATGACAGAAACAGAAAAAAAAGATGCAATGAAAAATCCAAAAACAAAACTTTTACAATTAGCTGATGTTGTAAGAAATACAGAAGAAGGAACTGATGAATATTACACTGCATTAAGTGTTTTTCAAAATGCTAGAGAAGAATTTATAGAAAATCAGGGAATGGCTAAATATAAAGAAATTATGCCTGATTATCCAAAAGGAAAAAGTAAAAAGCAAGATGAAAAATATACAGATAATGCTAAATTTGTAAAAGAAGTAAAAGGTGATGTATGGGAAGAATGGAACACAGATCCAAATAAATTCGCTGTAATTTATGATAAAAATACAGGTAAACCGAAAGGTTTGAGAATGACACAAGACATTGTTGATATTATAAATTCTGTTGTAGAGCCAAGTGTTTTAGATTGGCAAGACAATGTTGCGGAAAAAGTTCATGAAAAATATCCTGAAATAAAAGAAAGTTATATAAAAGAAAATATTAAACAAATAAGAATGGGATATAGAAATGGATCACAAGAAAAAATACAAATCCTAAATAAAGAATCCGAAACAGAAAAACAAAAAAATAATTTTTCACTAGATGATATAAAATCAAAGAAAACAATTAAAACAGTGGAAGAATTCGAAGATGTAATAAGACAGTTAGCCGCAGAGAAAAATCAAGATAACGCAGAAAGTAAATTTATAGATTTTTTGGCATATAACTTAGAAGGTGGAATGGCAGGCAGTTTGTACGATAAGATTTTTGAAAAATACGGAGATACTGGTTATTCTACACTGAAAAAACAAGTTAAAGGTCAAAAAATTTCTGAAAGAGAAAAAAACATTGGATATGCTGATGAATATGCAAATAAAGAAGAAGAAAGTAAAAATAAAGAAAATAGTAAAAACATACAGAATCAAATGACACCTAAACAACAAAAGACTTTTGATGATTTTGAAAAGAAAGCAATAAAGAATGCTGGTACTACAGAAAGAGGAAAACTTTTTGCAAAACATAACTATAACATAGATGGAGAAGATTGGACTATTACAACAGATGGAAGGGTGATGTTGTGTAGTAGAGAAAAATTTGAAGAACCTACTAAAACAGATAAAATCACTAATATGGATAAAGTATTTGTAATAAACGGTCAGAAAGAAAGTGATATACCAGATGGTATTGATGCAATTATTAAAGCAGCTCCTAAAAAGGTCGTAGTTGGAAAAGATTATAAGGGTAAAGATGAAAAGAAAAATGCTATTGTGAAAATTGGGGATAGATATTTTTCTGTAGAACACCTAAAAACAATACAAAATTTTTTAGGTCCATTAAGTAATGTAAAGATGCAAGTTATTCCTGGAGATAACGAAAGCAGAGTGAAATTTGAAAGTGATAATAAAGCTGTTATCTTACTACCAATAAAAGATGGTGCTGAATTAGAAAATCGTATTATCAATACAAAAGATATAAAAAAATCTTTAGAAGATATTATTATGTTCTGTAATGATTTTGAAGATGAAGATGAAGTTATTGAAGAAATCAATAACGAATCATTATTTTCAGATTATTCAGCAGAAAACCCATCTGAATTTAATTCGATTAAATACAAAGTGGCTAATGCTTTTGAAGAGTGTGGGTATTAATCAGAGGGAATATGATGAAATTTATTATTTATAAAGGGAAATTATATTGCACTAAAGATGTCTTTGATTTTGTAAAAAGCATCAATGTGGATAATAAAAAACTAGAATATTTCAAAAAAGAACTTTTGAAAATATTAGACAAACAAGAAAGTGTTTCAAAATCATTTTCAGATATGTTTGATTTTATTGAAAAGGGAAGATTAGCAAATATAGGTGAAGTTAGAACTTGGAATGGTGTAAAATATAAAAAGATTGCTCCAGGAAAATGGAGAAGAATATATGAAACTGATTCAAGAGGTGCAAAACAATCTATAGCAATTATTAAGAAAAAAATCTTAAATGTAAAAAGCACTGATGAATTGTTAGAGTTAATAATGCAAAATATGAATAGATTTACAGGCACAGATGGAAAGTTATTACCGATTGTTGAAGAATTAAAAAATGCTGTGAATGAAAGCAAATCTAAACTTAATACAAGCAAAACTACTTTTAATAATATTTCTGATATTTCTAAAGAGAGAGAAAATCTTATTACAAGTATTATAAAGTTCCCAAACCAAGGTGTACTAAAAGGAAACAATAAATCTATACAAAATTATTTTAAATTATTTATTGGAGATAAACTAGTTCAAAAAGAATATAAAACTGTATTACGAAAAATACTAAACAAAGATGTTACGACAGAAAATGTTATTGAAAGGGTTTCAGAATTTTTAATATCAAAAGGGATTCCTAATAAAAAGGTAGTAAATGCGGCAAACTATATTGAAAAAAGGATTGATTTATTTAAAAATTATCACAAAGAATATAATAAAAGAGATACTTCTAAAAACATATTAAATAAAGCAAGAAACTTTGATGATTATGAAAATATAGTTAATAAATATGGTATTGAAGTTTCTGACGACTTAAAAAAAAGAGCAATGTTTGAAGATACGAAAAAATGTTCTATTGGGTTACTTGAATTTCTCGATGAGTTTCCTTTAGTTCAAAAATTAATCCCAAGAATTGGGATTACGAGAGATAACTGTATAATGTGTGTTCAATTTATTAATGAAAAACCAATAGAAATCAGTTTTGGATCTAAGTTTATAAGTGAAGACGGAACAAAAAAAGAGGAAGATAAGAATATATATTTTCATGCAGGGGATGAACAATTAAATGCAGAATCATTTGGGTATCATGAAGGTGCTCATGTTTTAGCAGCATTATTAAAAAATAATGGAATGTATTCTGATGTAGAAATTTGTAAAAAAGCATACGAACAAATACGACAAACTCAATTAAATGGTATATCTTATGAAGATGCAAAACTTACTATTTCTGATTATGCAGAAGAAACTGATAATGAACTATTTGCAGAAGCCTTTGCTGATGTATATCAATATGGAGAAAACGCAAGCCCATTTAGTAAAAAGATTGTACAACTTGCAAAAATGGAATATAATGCAATTAAGAGGTAAAAGAATGATAACAAGAAATCCAGGCGATTATGAAATAATGTTTCCTTGGCGAAAATATTTAATTGATCCAAGTAAAGATGAAACATTAGAAAATTTAAAAGAAAATACACCTAAAGAGGTTGTTAAAGCGTTAAAAGCATATCTAAAAAAATATGGGGATATAAGAATAAGATAGAATTTTTTATAAGAAGCGAGAAATTAATAGATATGTGATAGTTTTTTATTAAATAATGTGTCTAGTGAAGGCAGTTATCAACATCATAAAAGCAAACGATTGTTGATAATTGCCTTTTTTTATGTTTAGGAGGTATAATTATGGTCAAGTTTTTAATCAGGAAAGATGTATATGACGAATTGATTGAAAAAGGTTATGGGAAAAAGGATTATGGAAAGTTGCAAAAAGTTCAAAGACCTGATAAAAATGGGGTAATGAGAACTATTTATGTTAATCCTAGTGAAGAAATTGAAAATGAAAAACAAAAGGGTAAACAAGAAGTAGAAGTAAAAGAAAAAACAAGTAAATTGAAAGTTCCTGATGAAACTTCGTCTTTTGCAACTGATGTTAATAGAATGGTGAAATTGAAAAAAGAAAATTATAGAGAATTTACTATACAACTAGAGAAACTTCATTCTAAATATACAATATCAAAATGGAAAGATTTGTATAATAAAATTCAAGAGAAGGAATATGCCAAAAATACAAAAAGTAAAGATTTTAATGTTGGACAAGAGATAAACTTTTCAAGTCAAGGTAGAGAAGGTTTGAATGGAAAAATAACAGCTATAGGAGTGCTAGGGGTTACAGTTAAAGGTGCAAATGGGAAAATATATACAGTAAATTACGATGAAATAAAGAAATAAAATTACAATAATTATTGTTGACAAAAAAAATATTATGTAATAAAATTAGTTTATAGTGTTGATGTGCTAAAAGGCAGTCATGACATTTAGTCGTGGCTGCCTTTTTTGTTTTTTAAATCTTTTTTTGGTGCTAAAAAATGGAAGAAGAAATTTTAATTTGTGAAAATATTTGTAAATCTATTAAAGGCGAAGAAGATAGTAATGGTAATTATATTTTTGAGGTAGAGGCTAGTAACGAAAACCTGGATTTACAAAATCAAATTACATTACAAAGTGCCTTACTAAAATCGAAAGAGTATTTTTTAAGTAATGGTGTGATTTCTGATGACCACTTGCATAAAACAAGGAATCCAGATGGTTCTGTAGAAACACATAAAGATAAAATTATAGGCGAACCTATTTCAATTCGTACAGATGGGAAGTCAACTTTTGTAAAAGGAATTTTGTATAAAGGTGTAGAAGCTGCAAAAGATTATATTAAACTCCTTAAAAATAAATCTACAAGAGTTAAAGCTTCTATTGGTGGAATAATGCCAAAAATCAGAAAAAATGCAGATGGAAGTGAAACTGTAACAGAATTTATGTGGAATGACCTAGCATTAACTTGTAGTCCTGTTAATTGGACTGTAGGAAGTGCTAAATTCGCTAAAAGTATTGGACTGGTTGATTTTTGTAAATCTCTAAATGCAGGAAGTGGAACAGATTCACTAACAATGGAAAGTGGCAGAACTTTGCAGAATGAAGATTTAGAAGATGAAACCGTAAAACTTCTTGATATTTCTGATGGGAACTTTGCAGATATTGATGAAGAAGATGAACTAAAAAAGAAAAACGAAGAAATATCAATAAAAGAATGTGTAAAAGCCTTTATGGATGGAGAAATTAAAAAAACTGACATTCCGGTTTTTTTAATAAATAGAGGGATTAAAAAATCTGACGCAGAATATATTTCTGCTGAAATAATTAAACAGGGAGGGATAAAAATGGCTAAAAGTCAGTTTAAATCCGAATTGGATGAATTACTAAAATCTTTTGGAAAAGATGAAAACAAAAACCCAAAAGAAAAGGATGATGATATGGGGAAGGATGATGATTTAAACCTTGATAACATATCAGACAATGATAATGACGATAATGACGATGATAACGATGTTAAAAAGTGTGGCGTAAAAAAATCATCTGATTATCTTGATGCAACAGAAATTATGAAGTCTGTATGTGTTACAACAGATGAATTAAAAGAAGAAAATGCAATGTTGAAATCAGAATTAAGAGAAACAAAAGAGGCTTTGTTAGAAGTAACAAAATCTTTAAAAGAATTTCTTAATTTGCCTGAAAAGAGAAACACTGTAACAACTATGAACAAGTCTATTTCAGAAAATAATACAGTTTCTCAAATGCCAACTATGGCAGATTTTGAAGTGTTAAAATCTGCTCTTGTAAAAGCTGCAAAATCAGGTGAAATTGGAATTAATGAAGTTCAATTTTATAATTCAGAATTCCAAAAGTCAATGAAAGGTAAAAAACTAGATCCAAAAGTTTGGAACAAAATTTGCACAATTGTAAAAAACAATAGATAGGAGGAAAAAAATGGATATTTTTGATAATGAATATTCTGTAGATTCACAAAATCTTGAATTAGAAAAAGCATTAGAAGCTGGATATGGAACGGATGCTGCAACTTTTGAACAAGGCCGAGCACTTCAAAGAGAAGATCTTGAAGCTACATTGGTATCTGTATTAGATGTTCAGCAAGAAGATTGTAAAGTATTTCACAAATTACATAAACAGCCTGTAAGTTCAACAGTTCATCAGGTAAATCAACAAACTGGTGTAGGTGATGATGAATTTTTGTTTATTGGAGAAGGTGAGCAAGCTTCTGAAGGCGATCCAAATTTTGTTCGTAAGACTTATGAAACAAAATACACATCAAGTAAATGGCAAGTTTCACATCCTTTAAGCCTTACAAACAATGCAGAAAATCCAATCAACGCATCGAAAGTTGCAGCAGTTCTTCGTGTAACAAAAGGAACTGAAAGAGCTATTTTCCATGGGGATAGTTCGGTTAATCCAAAACAATACGATGGTTTCTTAAAAATTATTGAAGATTCTGCAAAAACTGTTGTAGATGCAGATAAGAAACATTTGTGTGCTACTGTTACTGATATTCGTGGATTAGAAATTGGTGAAAAAAATAATACAATTAATGCAGGGGAAGATCTTTTCGATAACTTGGCAGAAACAGTCGCATCTAAAGGCGGAGCTTTGAAAGAAGCTTATTTCCCATTAATTCTTTCTAGTCAATTTAAGAAATTGTACTCTGACAGATTACGTTTCACAACAAAAGATACTCAATTTGCAATGGACAAACTTCCTGACATTATAACTGCAACTAATGATACAATTAAAATTACTGATGATTGTGGTGCAGATAAAATGTTTAAGGTGAAAGGTGAAATTGTGGCTTGTGGTGATTCTGCTAAACGACCTAATACTCCAACAGAAGTTACTGCAACTCCGTCAGAATCATCTGATTCACAGTTCACTGATGGATTTGATGGAAATTACACATATGCAGTTCACGCTATTAACTCTTATGGAATTTCAGCAGGCAAGGTTATTTCATCACCTGTTGCTGTTGCAAAGGGTGAAAAAGTAACTTTAACAATTACAGCTGATACAAATGGTGCTGCGGCAACAGGTTATATTATTACTCGTTCTAATGCAAACGGAACAAAATTAATGGAAATGAAACGAATTGCGAAAACCGGTGCACAAACAACATTCGTTGATAACAACGAAGATTTGCCAGGTACTGCATCAGTAGTTTTGGTTACACCAACAACAGAAACACTTGCTCCAAATGTTAGTTTCGGACAGTTGATGGGAATTTCTAACTTTGATCTTCCTACAGATTCAAGTTTAGCTCATCGTGGTGTAGTTGCATTGTATGGTATGCTTGAAGTTCGTGCTCCAAATCAATGTGCATTAATTAAAAATGTAGGTTACAGAGGCGGCCTTTACTAACTTAAAAATAGGAGATGTAGATAGATGGCTAGAGTAATTGATTCTGCACCTCCTACTAGTGATGTAGGGGATGTAAACAATGAAACAAAAGATGTTAAATTGGATATAAAAACAGATACAAAGGTTGAAGAAAAAAATGAAAAAAACTTTTCTACAGGGAAAGTAAAAATAAAATGCGAAACTTTGATTAATAAATCTGTTGTTTCAACTGTTGGCACTATCACTTTTAATGAAAAGGGGATTGCAGAAGTTGATGAAAATATTGCAAAAAAACTTTTGTCTATTTCAGGCTATGAACTAGTTAAAAAATGATGAGGTAAAAATGTCAATTTCCGTTGAAAGTACAAAAAGCAAAATTTTAGTTACTATAAAAGGGGAAGGGTCTTACATGTTACAAAGAGCATTGTATGATAAAGGGGCTAAGTGGCTTTCTTTGACTTCCAACGGATTTGTAGACACAACAGAACAATTAGCAGAATTTCTTTTTTTACAAGAAGGCGATTTTGTTGATTCTTTTGATTTAAAGGATGGAATTTACGAGTACAGAATTGTTTCATCTTTAATACAAAATCCTACTGATACAGATTATGAATATTCAGAATATGTAAAATTTGGTACTCCATCAGCTATAGGGTATACTTTTGGGAATTATTCTGTTCCAGAAGGAAGTTGGGGCAGTGTTGTTACTCCTGATGATTGTCGATTTACTTATTTGTGGGGTACAGACTTTAAAGCAACTAATGGACAATTTTTCGATGATGCTCAAATACAGTTTTTTATCAATGAAGCAACAAGATATATGGAAAGAATGTTAAATATTTCCATTATAAAAACAAGAATAAAAAGTCAAGCAGAAGATAGAAATTTAGTGAAAGGTGTTGATTATGATGAAGAAGAATCTCTTTATGATTTTTCACCTAGAAAAATTCAACGTTATGGAATGATTCAGACAAAACATAGACCTATTATTAATGTTGAAAAATTAGAATTAATTAACAGGACAGGTGATAAACAAGATTTATTAACTTCAACTGTAATTGACAGAAAAAAGGGAGTTTTAAAGTTTTTAAGTCGACCATATAAACAGTCTGATACAACAATAGGAATTAATACAGCGTTAGGACGATATGGTAATGAAACTTTAAGAAATCATCTTTTTTATGCAATTGATTATTCGGCAGGGTACGAAAACTCCGACAGTGTGCCATCTGATTTAAGGCAAATAATAGCTAAGGTTGCGGCAATTTCTTTATTAAATATTATTGGTGATGGTTTGATGAGTGGTTTTTCGAGTTCAAGTTTATCAATGGATGGAATTTCAGAATCCTTTAGTTCAACACAGTCGGCTACATCGGCATACTTTGGTGCAAGAATTGCGGTATATCAAAAAGAAGTAGAAACTTATATAAAAGACAATAAATATCGGTTTGGGTTTTTGCCGATTGGGGCATTATAGAATGGTTTTTCCTAGTTTTTTGCCATTCGCATACAGTTTTCGGTCTGTTCAAAACCGATTTTTTTTATAACAAGGGAGGAGTAAAAAAATGAAACCATATGATTTATTTAATAAGATAATAAATTTCAAGTATAGAAAAACAGGAAAAGATTTAGATTGGGGAATCGAAGTTGATGATATTGAACAAAAGATAAGAGTTTTATTTAAAGGAAGTTGTTCAAAATTAGATTGGTTTTTTAATTTTCTTTTTATGATATTTCCTACTGTAATAGGCGGTTGTCCATATTGGTTTTCTGTTGGGTGGTGGGCTGCCTGGGAAAGTAGCAAAAAATTAATATTGCATTCGATTTTAAATTGTATGTATTATTGCCCTGATTATAAAGTCGAAGTTTGTGGTTATAGTTTTGGTGGAGCAATTGCTCAAATATGTGGAATTGAGATTTTTGAAGCAACAGGAATTAAACCTAATTTAGTTACATTTGGCAGTCCAAAACCATTATTTAGTTTTTTTACTAAATTAAAAGCCAAAAGATGTTTTAACAATATTGAACAATATTCACATTGGAATGATATTGTAACTTGGTGCCCTCCTTTAATTGGGTATCATAATATTAAAAATATTAGGATAGGAAAATTTGATTTAAAAGGTTTATTTAATCCTAAAAAATATCATCAAATTTATTCTAATGAATCTCTTTATAAGTAGAGGTAAAAAATGGGTCAAGGATTAGGCAGAAATTCACCGGTTAAACTTACTTTAGGGAAAGATAATTATTGTGCTTTGATTGAACGCCATGGCCAATGGGTGAGATGGAGAATTGCAAATAAATGCTCGTGTGTAAATAAAAATTCAATGCAACCAGATATTCATTGTAAAATTTGTAAAGGAAGAGGTTATACATATACTTTTCAAAAAAGTCAAATTGGATTTTCAACTGCAATGAATGATGGCTCAAATATTTTTGAAGTTGAAGAACGATTCAAAGATAGTGATTTAATTGAAGTATATGATTTAACAGGTGAGAGATATGATGCAGAAAAATGGGGGAATTATATAAAAATATTTCCAACTAAACCAATCACAAAAGGAAGTTATGTTACTTTTGTTTTTAGGCAATCTATTATAAAAGTTTTAGACAAAATCCAAGTTAATACATTTAAAAATGGGTATTACGAAATTCCTAATTTAGTAAATTTACAACCAACAGTTGATGGCGTTTATTACAATGCTAAAAGTGATATTGTTTCAATTGAAAAAATTACTGATGCAAACGGTGTGAGTTATCAACCTTTAGAATTTCGATTAAACATGTTTAGAATTGAAAATCAAAAACAAATTGTAACAGATCCTGTTACAGGAAACGAAAAAGAAGAAATTTTGCCTATTGAATTGCCATTAACTTTAGAGAAAGTTGAATTTATACAACCTTTTATTTTTGCATTATTAAATCAAAATTTAAGCAAATCTGATTTACAACAAGTTATTGATTATCAAGGAGATGCAATTCTTACCTATCCGTATGAATGTGATGTATCTAACGATGATATTTTAACAGTTTTGGCTGGTTCATACACTAATAAAGAAGTTTTGGTTAGGCAAGATTATGAAACTGATACAATAGGGGTTTTCTTTGTATCTGATATAATAAGTTGTTCAATGATAGTTAATGACAAAGAAGTGTTTTTTACAGAAGGTAAAGATTTCATTTTAACAGGAACGAATAAAATTAAATGGATTGGCGAGAATTCCCCATCAGAAGGTGATGTATATTCTATTATTTATCGAGTTTTACCAACTTATAAAGTTGTAAAAGATATTCCTCAAATTCGAACATCCGAAAATCAAAGATTTCCAAAAAAAGCAGTTGTAAAATTACAAACTACATATAGCGAAAGTGTAGGAATAAATAGACAAGAAATTTATTCAAAAGGTTTTGATGGAGCAATGTAATGCAGTTATTTGAAATTAATTTTTCACAAGATGATATTGATAAACTTGCAGAAGAATTTCCTACAGGATTTACAGAGGCCGCATTACCAGGGTTGGCACAACATGTAAAAGGAACTGCGTATAAAATTAAAAACACATGGATTAATTATTTGTTAAAAGAAGAATCTTTGCCGGGAGTAGAGTTTCTGGAAAAAACAAACAAGAATATGATTGAATCTGTTAAAATTATAAAAAACAGAGATTTTAATTACACTGTTTATTCTGATAGTGTTGAAATGGAAAAGGCTACAAAAGGAACTGACCCAGTTTATTATGATATGAAAAAAACTCACCCATATGGAAAAAAAAGTAGAGTAAGTAAAAAAGGTGTTCCTTATTTAATTATACCATTCAGATGGGGCACTCCAAATGGAAAAGATACTAAAAGAAGATGGAATAGTTATATTCCTATGGCAGAATATAATACTAGCGTAAAAAAACTTGAAAAAAGTATGCGTGCTCCTGATGGCAATGGAAATTATACTCATATAGAAAAAAATTATAAAGGGGAAGATATTGAAAGAAGTAATTATTCTTGGGGAGATCGTTTAACGGGGTGGAATGATAGAAGTGCAGGAATGGTACGAATGAAAGATAGCGGGAAAAGTACTTATTGGACTTTCAGAATCATTTCTGCAAATTCAAAACAAGGTACTTGGCTATATTGGAAAGACGGACAAAAAGGTGTTAATTTTATTTCCGCATTACGAGAAGTTTATGCAAAAAAATATAAAGAAAATTTTGTTACAGCAATGGAAAACGATTTATCTAAATTAGAATAATTGACAATTTATGCATAATAAATTAAAATTATTGTATATAGTGTGCTACAGAAGGCAGCTAGAAATTCAATTTTATTTGAGTTTCTAGCTGCCTTTTTTTTTGAGGTTTTAAATGATTTATTATTTAAATATGGGATTTATTATAGAACAGGCTCTCGTTGATATTGTTAAGAAATATTTAGATCAACAACAATTAGACAAAGTTTATAATAATTTTCATATATCAGTAACAAATGAACATCCTTTCGCGCATATGATTGTAGATGATCATGCAAGAGCTAGTGATAATTTTCCATCAATTGTAATTTCATCTCAAAGGGATCAAAAACCTTCTGATTTAGCAAATATGCCTGCTCAAGCACAAGGTATTTTTTTAACAGCAAAGGATATTGATTTTATTATTAACAGTACACAAAGAAATAAGATGAAAATTAATTCTAATGGAGAAAAAGAACTTGTTAAAAAAAATGGAGAAATTGTAAAAGAAAAAATTCCTGGATTCGTACTTGTATATGACGAAAAAACTATTTCTAAATTAAAAGAAATAGCAAATTCTAGAACAATAGGCGAAAAAGATGGTGGAATTTGTGGAATTAAAATAGATACAAGAAGGCGTGATAATATATCAATTGAGATTTGGGCTGAAAATAATCAGTTAAAAAACGAATTGTATGAACATCTTAGATTGTTTATCGCTTCTTCTTTGGAAGAAATTTTGTATAAAACATATGAATTTTTTCATCCATCTATTTTTGAAAATAGTGTAATAGGTGAACGAGGTCAGAATTATAATTTTGATTTTGATTGTGTTTTATATGGCAGTCATATTTCTTTTGATGTAGATTATGACGTTTCACAAATAATTTTAGATACTGATATTAAAGAAATAAATTATGAAATAATAGGAGAGGTTATAAATCATGTCAAGGAAAATTAATACGGAAGAATTAAATCAAGAAGTAATTGATCAACAGCTATCTGATATTAAGGCAGATGAAACTGAAAAGAAACTAGGGATAAATAACGCGATAGGAGGAACTTCTGTAATGGCAATTTCAGAAAAAACAAAAATCGGAGTTACTAGGTTTTTACAAATTCATCCGCAAGATAAACAGATTGCAAATTTAATGAAGAAAAAATACGCAATGAAAGTTTACACTGTTTCACAGTGGGATGAAATTGTACAAGATTTGTTAAACAAAAAAACAAATTAATAATTAAGGAGGGAAAAATGGGTGTAGGTCCAGCTATTTTTGAAAGTGCAGGGAAAAGAACTGAACATTTTGTTCCAGGTTCTTACTCACGATCTAATAATGTAACTTCTCCATCAGGTGTTTCAGCAGGTAACTTATGTATTATCGGTACTGCGAGTAGTGGAAAGCCAAAAAATGTATATGAGTTTGCTACAATTGGTGATGCACAAACAGTTTTAGGGAGTGGAGAATTGCTTGAAGGTGTTGCATTTGCTTTTTCTGGCTCAAATGAATATGTGCCACAAAAAGTAATGGCAATTCGAGTAAACAAAGGAACACAAGGTAAAGCTACTTTAAAAAGTGGAGATGTTGATGTATTAACATTGACTGCTTGGGATTATTCGGCGCAAACAAATCAGCTTAAAATTAAAGTAGAAGATGGTTCTATCGAAAAATCAAAAAAAGTTACTGTAGTGTTCAAAGATTCTGTAATTGAACATGATAATATTATCAAACCGTCTTTACAAGTAATTGGAACTTGTGAGCAACCAACAGTAACAATTAATAACGATTCAATGATTTTGAGTGGTACTGATGAAGAAGGCGGTGCAATAACAGAAATAATCAAGTTTGACGATTTTCCAACTATTACAGATATTGTAACAAAAATCAATGATACTGATTATTTCACAGCAATTTCACAAGATACAGATGAAAAATCATTGTCAAAGGAATTAGATACTGTTTCAAGTATTGATATTTCAGAACCTGTAATTTTATATTCAAATTTCAAAGTTTTTAAGGACGTGCTTTCATCAATTGAATATATTGCAGCAGTTGAAGATAATGGACAAACAAGAACTGTTCCAGATAATAGCTCGTTTGTTTATTTTACTGGAGGCTCTAGTACACCTGCTACAATTGAAGATTGGAGTGATGCCTTAGCCGAACTTGAAGCACATGACATTCAAATTATTGCAACTCCATCAACTGATGAAGATGTACAAGTTTTAATTGCTAACCATTGTACTACAATGTCGTCAACAATTAATCGAAAAGAAAGAACTTGTTGGCTTGGTGGTCCAATCAATCAAACAGATGAAGAAGCATTAACTAAAGCGCGAGAATTTAATAATAAACTAGTATCATATGCTGCAGACACTGTTATTGTTGCAAATCCAATTACTGGCGCAACACAGACAGCACCAGGTGCAAAGTTAGCTTGTATGTTGGCAGGAATTGAAAGTTCAATCTCAATTAATATGCCTTTGACAAACAAAACTCTTAAAGTACTTGGTTTTGCAAAAACTCGCCAACTTCCAAATATGGAAAAACTTATCAAAGGTGGTGTAGTTGTGTGTAATCCATCGCCTGATGATGTTTCTAATTTTGTTGTCATACGATCATTAACAACTTATCAGTCAGAAGATTTAATTTCAAATGAACGCTCAATGACACGAGAAGATTTGTATATGAATCGAGATTTGCGAAAAAGATTTGCAAGACCTGTAGGCTCGCCAAATGTATTAAGTACTGCATCTATATTAGCAACTTTGAATGATGCTGCTAAAGATTGGGCAAGTGCAGGACTTATTATTCCATCGGATAGCAATGAAAATGTTTGGAATAAATCAGTTAAAATTGACGGGGATAAAATTTATATTACCTTCGCAAGATATTTAACTGCGCCACTCAATTTTGCTTTTATTACAGCTACTAATCACGTTTATAAATCAACAGTTGAAGTATAGGAGATGAAAAATGCCAGGAAATAGTAACGCAGCATCTAAATTAATGTATGGTGTAGGACAGCATGCTGTTGCCATTGGTACATCGTGTTGGGTTAGAGTTGGTTCAACTGCGGCAGATGCTAAAGAAGTTGGTATGGTTGATTCCATGAGAGCAACAAAAAATATTCAACTTCAAAGGGCTCAAGTATGTGGTGCAATTATGCCCGCATCAATTGATCCACAATCAATTTCAGTGTCATTAAACCTTTCAGGATTTCTAGCAGTTCCTGCTATGTATAATGAAGGTATTACAATTAATGGTGCAGGAACTTATTCATTAGAATCATTTAATCCAGATTCAGAAGATTTTATCAATGGGGAAATCCCAACAAAATTTGATTATATGGATTTTTATGACAAAAAGACAGGTTTGATTTTAGCGTCATTTAAAGATGTAATTCCATCTAGTTTTGGAATTACTGTTAATGCAGGCTCATATGTGAAGGCAGATATTTCAGCAGAAGGACTATATATGTCTAGCGGTGCTGCATATCTTGAACAATAACTTAATGGGGCGTTTTTACGCCCTATCATTATAAAAAAAACAAGGTGAAAATATGGAAATTAAAGAATTACCAAAAATTAATGATGTTGAATTAACAGAAAATGAAAAAGAAAATCTTTTCAATAATATTATTAGAGGGAAAGATGTTACTGAAAAAATTGAAACAAGTCGAGGAGTTTTTGAAGTAAAATATCCTCGCGTAGATGATTTAGAAAAGATTGGAAGAATTCTAGCATATAAGTTAGGAAATGCAACAATTGATACAATGGATAAAGGGATTTATGCTTTAATGTCGCAAACGGCAACATTAGATGTTATCGTTCTTTCAGGTCCGGCTTGGTTTGAAAACGCAAAAAAAGAAACTAATTTTACATGGAGCGACATCCCATTAGAAAGTTTCATTTCGGAGGTGTACGCAAAAGCGTACAAATTTCGGATTGAAGTACAAAACATACTTGAAGGGAATACGCAAGAAGGAAATAAAGGAATGGCTGCCAATAACAACAATGTTAATGTTGATAAGCCAAGCCTCTTTGAAGGGTTGGCAGATTCCACCGAATAAAATAGACGATGATTATGCATATATATGTGGTGAATTTGCATTAAACTATTCTGTAGATGCAATGCGATACACATATTTAGAAGCAAAAGAAAAAGCAAAAAATGAAGTTGATGCTGATAAATTACGCGAATTAGGTTATACAGAGGAACAAATTGCGAAAACGAAAATAAAATAATGGGGTGAGAATAAATGGCGTTGTCGATTGATGTTGGATTAAATATTGCAGGTGTAAGACAAGGGATTGAAGAAATAAAATCGTTAGTAAATGGAATAAATAATTTACCACTTACTTCTAATGATAATAAAAACCCCATTGTGATGCCTAAAATTACAATTAAACCAACGCCTTTACTCGAACCAGAATTTGGACCTGTCGACAGACCTATGACATATTTAGGCAAAAGAGAACAAAGTAAATATCTTATTGATGGGATTACATCTTTAACCAAAGCAATAGAAGATAATACAGCAGGACTTAACAATAATAGACCTGAAAAAAAAGAACAAGACAGGAAATTGTTTTCCGGTGAAAATTTAAAAAATATTGCACAACTTGTGAATATAGGCACAGGAATTTATACTGCGATGGCTCAATACGAAACATCTCAAACACGAAAAAGGATAAGACAAATGAATGCAGATCCTTATGGTGCAATGATTGAAGATGTTAGTGGAAGAGGGCAACGTGGGAATACTATAGCTCAAACTATTGGAAATGTGATTGGAATTGGAGCAAGTTTTTCGCCATTAGGACCATTGGGTGGAATGTTAATTTCACAAATAATCAATAATATTTCCGGTTCAATAATCAATGCCAATACTCAAAAAGAGATTGCTGCAATTCAAGAACGACAAACAAAAGTAGATAAATATGTTAGTAGATTAGGAGTAATGGATGAATCTTACATGAGATACGGTTTAACGTCTAATATGTGGGATGTGCAAAAATCATTACTTAAAAGTTCAAAAGGCACAGGACTAGATATTGATGAATTTATGAACTATGCTAATATGTTTGGTCAATATGGAATTTCATCTGTTGGGGAAGCTGGAAAATTAACAAATGCCGCCATACTTGCAAGTAGATATACAGGTGCAGATAGAACGTCATTAATTAATTATTTAGGTACTCAAAGCCGATATGGGCAGGGAAATGCTATTAGTAATATGAATTACGCCTATAGTGCGGCTGTAGCAAGTGGATTACAACGAAATCAATACGGAGAATTTTTAGATGGTTTACAATCTGTAATCGAAAATGGCATCTCAAAGGGTTACATAAAATCAACTAAAGAAGTTTCTGATACAATGGTTATGTTTAATAAACTTTCTGATAATAGCCCATTTTGGCAAGGACAACAAGGTTTTCAACGGTTAAATTCTATTAATAATGGATTAGCAAATGCTACTAATTTATCAAGTAATTCACAAGTTTTAGTTTTTAGAGCTTTACAGGGATTAAGTGGTGGGGATGCAATAAACACTTTCAAACTAATGGAAGAAGGTTTAACTCCAGAAACATTTAAGGCTCTGTCTAACACGATGCAAAACATGTATGGCTATAGCAGAGAAGAACAAATAGCCGCTTGGAAACAAATTTCAGGATTAAACTATACAAGTGCAGAACAACTTTATAAAATGAGTATTAGTGGGAAAGATTATACAGCTCAAGAATTTAAACAACTTACCGCTAATCAAAATATTAAAACAGAACAAACTGCTGTAAAAGATTCTTTAAATAATATAGCAGTTCAAGTTTCTGAATGGGGTTCAAAATATTTCCCTGAATATATTTCATTGCTTGGTCAAATAGTAGAAAACACAGGTGGAGAAAAGCCTGTTGTTAATTACGATGGGAAAGATTTAAAATTAGCTAATAACAAAAAACTAAAAGGAACACTAAATGGTAAAGATGTAATTTCTCGTGGTGATATGGATGAATTTCTTTCTGCTTATTTTAATGCATCTTATAGTGAAGAACAACGGAAATATTTAAATTCAAGAGAAGATTTTAATACTAATTTTGGCAATTTACTCGCAGAAGCAAATAATTTAGGATCATCAAAGGCTTACAATGAATATTCAACAGCTAGCGAAAAGGATAAAGGGCGTTTGCGTCCAATGGCCATTGAAGAAAACGAAAGAAACCATGAAATTTTAGCAATGTTAGTAGAACAGCTTAAAATACTTGTTGAAAACGAAGGGAAAAAACCTGCTGTTATTACAATGCCTAAAAGATAGATAATTGACAAAGATTTTAAACTAATATAAAATTTTACTAAGTAGTGTGTTTTGAAAAAACAGCTATCACAAAGAGGGTATTGATGTTCAGTGATAGTATGCAAGTTAAGATAAACACACCAGATTTTAAAATTAGTATTGGTGATTACCTTGCTAATTTTGACGATACAAATAAAGAATCATACGAACAAACAACAGGCGATAGAGATCCTACTGCTCTAGGATTAAAGCCTTATTATGAATTTTCTCCAATATCCACATATTTTAGTGGAACAAATGTTTTATCTTATTCTTTTTCTAACACAGTTTCAGATATTGAATCTCAATTTTCAATAACAATAAAAGAAGATACAAAAACAAACAGTGGTGAATATTTTTTAGATAAAGTAAAAGAACTTGATGTGGTTCAAATTACTGAAAATGGGGAAAGTGTTTTTTGGGGAGTTATTAGAACAATTTCTTTTGGAGCAACTGCAGGAGCTTTTAACAAAGTTATAACAATTTCAGGTGTTTCTGCAAGTTCACTTCTCAAAATGTTTAAAATTCACACAGATTTATCAATCATACAGTCTTTTGTTTCCGATACTTCAAATTCTGAATTAACAAGAAGAATAACAAATTTATTTTTAAATAAAAATAACACTGATGGCGTTGATGTGATGGAAATTTTTAGATTAGTTTATCTTAATTTCTATTATGTATCAAATGGGTTTGTTTATAAAAATAAAAAATGGAAGAAAAATAACAATAGAAAAGTAGTTGCAAGTACAAAAATTCAGCGTTTGTTTAATTTTATTTTTGGTGTTGTTCATGATGACAATGATGGAGAAAGCTACAACTTAGCGAAAGGCAAGAAATTAGGCCATAAAAAGCCTGTAGAGTTTTTAGACTGTGATTTAAAAATGAAATATCAAATTGCAAGAAACTTATATAACGAAACTGAATGTAGTGTTTATTCTTATTTTGATGAAATGTTTCCTAGAGAGTTATATGAATTTTATTGTGATTTAAAAACGAACACATTTTACATCCGGGAAAAACCATATGCAAAGGATAAATGGGAGGGGCTCACAAAAACTATTATTAATCCTGCGTTGATTACAGATTATACGCTGACAAAAACAGATACAAATATTTATACTGCATTTTTTTCTTATCCGCAAGGTTCAACTTTAGATAGCTCAACATTTAAAGTTATCAACTCGACAGGAAAGAACGGTAATAGTGTTGTACAAGTTGTAGAGGAATTAGTTGAGTTATATGGATTCATCCCATTTGATTGTTCGATAACAGGGTATATCCCATCAAAAAATAAAAGTGTTAAAACAGTTGATATTTCTAAAGAGTACTCAACTAAATTAAAAGAAGCATACGAAAATTTACGTGATATGTATTCAGGTGATGTAACATTTATTAATTTAAATGATGGAACTAAAAAGCCAACTATTGGGGAAAAAGTTGAACTTTGTAATAACGAATTTTATGTTACGGAAGAACAACATTCTTGGAGTTATAACGGACCATGTAAAATTAATTTAAAACTTGAACGTGGTGGAAAATATAAAGATGGAGAATTTTGCAAAAATGAAAAACAAAATTTATCAAAAACTTGGGCGGAATTATTGGAGAAAGAATAAATGGAAATAAATTATCATTACGAACATGCAATGCCAACTCAACTACAATCTCACCAACGATATAACAATAGGATTGGCTTTTGGGGAGATGTTAGTGAAGTTAATTCTAGCACTAATACATGTACAGTTATTAGCGACCAGGGATTAGAATTTCAAGGAATTCAAATTGCTACTCGTGAATGGATAAATGCTGATAAAAATAAAGATTATGTCTGTTGTGAGAAAAATTTACCTACAATTGGATCGCGTGTTTTTGTTTTAGTTCCTAATAATAATATCACATCAGCATTCGTATTGTGCTCTGGTTATCCAATAAATGAAAACGACACACAAGTTTTATTTACTAAAGTTGATGAAAATAAAACAGATGAGGAAAATCAAAAAGAAATCGAGAAAAAAAATATAATCAGAGAAAAAATAACACAGAGTGGATGGTATATTTCAGAAAATTATGAAACAGGAAATTTGCTTTTTGAAAGTAATGATAAAACGATTCTATTAGAAATAAATATAAATAAGGATGATGAAAATTCAAAAGAAAAAGAGATTTTGGTAAAAGTTTGGGATAATGAAATTAAAATCATTCCTGATGATAAAGAAATAAAATTAAATATCTTAGAAAATCATTTTTCCATAAAGGAAAACGAGTTTGAAATAGAAAATAAAGATAATTTAATTCAAGTTAATTCAAAAGGCGTGAATATTAATAATTATCTGTCAATAAGTGCAAAGGAGTAGTTTATGTTATTTTGCGCAACATCTAAATATAAACTTAAATGTGTAGATTCTCTTAATGTACCTGTTGATATAGAAAATTGTGCAATAATTACTCCTGAATTATCTTCTAATATAAAGGTTGATTCAAACCCTGTTTTATTGAGTTTATCCATTCAAATTACAGGTGCTCAAACATCTTTAATTACAGATAAAAATGGCACATCACAAACTGTTTCTACATTAGTAGGAACAAGTAAAAGGGTAAATAATCAGAATAAAAAAATATGTTTAGCTGATAAAAATGTGATGGGCTTAACAAATATAAGGACAAGTAACGTGTCTATGTGTGAAGTTGTAATTTCGGGTACAAGTGGTTCAAATCCTGCAACAGATACATTGACAATTTGGGTAAGTGATGCTGGGCAAGATAAAGTAGAGGTAGAATAATGCAATATTTAAATGAAAAATTATGGAAATCGGCATATTTAATAGAATTTCACAAAAACGGGAATTTGCAAGATGCTTTTGCGTTTTCAGTTCCTCCTCAAAGTGAAGAATTTGTATTTTCTCAACGAATCAACGAAACTAAAACATTTGGTGGCTCTGTAATTGACGATTATGGGAATGATACAGTTAAAATTTCGTTGGCAGGAACTACAATTAATCAAAGTTTGAAAATAATCTACCAAGGAAACAAAGGGCAGAAATTTTTATCTGGCCAAGATGAAATTTTCTATTTGCGAGATTTATTAAAAAAATATGGGGATTTTTCAAACTTGCAAGGGAAGGAAGTTTTCTTATACTCTTTAGACAATGGGAAAAAAGGAAGTGGGGCAAAAAATCCTAAAGCATGGCAAATATTCGTAACAGATTTTACTGTGCGCAGAAGTAAAGATATGCCATTTACTTATTTTTATACCTTAAACGCAATCGGCTGCCCAATGGAAATAAGTAGTAAAAATAAAATATTGGAATTACTTAAAAAGAATAAAAAATTAAATAATTTAGTAGAAAAGTTTAATTCATTTAACGAGTTTTTAAAAGAAAAACTTTCCATTTTACAAAGTTACTTGGGGTATATTGAAGAGTTTTCTGAATTGGTAAGTATTGTATCTACAAATGTCGAAGATGTTTCTACAAATTTATCTAATTATATGAATTTATTAACTGGCAGTATTGAATCTATTAGTAATGTTGTTTCAGAAGTAGTTGCATTACATGATACAGTGTTAGAAAGTACATTAAAATTATGGCCTACAAATTTATGCACACAATTATTTAATTCAACAAGTAAATTGGTTCAGTCGTGCATAGATATGCGAGATTGGTGGGATAATTTTGTTCATAACAATGTAGAATATGAAAAAATATGTAGCAATTTCAAGATTGCACAACAAGATTTATACGATAAAGGTAAAAAACTTTTTAACGGAATAAATAAACATAGTAATGCCCTTGCAAAGGCTGTTAATATTAATATTAATGGTAATTCAGTTGATGGAATTGTAAAACCTGGAACAGAAAATGAGGATGATAGTTTAATTATTATAAATGGGTATAAAGAATATTCTTTTAAAAGTAGTGATACGTGGGCATCAATTTCACAAAAATATTATGGAACGCCAGATTATGCATCAATAATTCAGTTATACAATGATCATATTAGTTTAGAAAATTTAGAGGTAGGAGCTGTTGTTTATATTCCCAACATAAACTCATCTTCAAATTATATGTTAGAAGCTAATGAAGTTTATCACGAGCCAGGAATAAAAGATATTTATGGGCAAGATTTTAAAATCGTTAATGGAGATTTTAATTTTAAAAATGGCGATTTAGAAAAAATCAGTGGTGTAAATAATCTAAATCAAGCAATTTTAAATAGATTAACGACAACTATAAATTCTCGTGTTCGCAATGTTGTATATGGAATTAGAAATGAAGTTGGTGTTCCCTCGATTAGTGCATCTGCTATTAGTTCGTATATTACAAGTTCGATAGAACAAACAATATTGGCAGATCCTCGTGTAGATAGCATTGAAAGTTTAACATGGGAAAGTAAAAACGGAGAACAACTACAAGTCAATGTAGTGTACAATACAGTTGTAGGTGGTGTAAAAAACTTATCTGCATTAATTTAAGGAGAATACATGGAAACAAACGATTATAATACACTTGTAGAAAATATGAAAAACAATTTTATTGTAAATTCTAAAGTGTCAGACTTGAACGAAGGTTCAATGGTAAAAACAACTTTTGAATCTGTTGCAAATGTTTTAGAAGAAGCTTATATAGATACTCGACTTGGATTTCAACAGAATTTAACACAAATTGCAACGAGTATTTTTAATTTCAAGAAAAAAAACGGAAAAGCTGCAAATGTTGAAGTATATTTTTCACGAGCAACGCCTTCTAGTGATGAAGTAATAATTCCATCTAATACAATTATTTCTGATGGAACATTTAGATTTTTTACTTCGGAAGTAGCAAGAATACAACCTAATGAAATTAATTCAAATACTGTTTTTGCTCAAGCAGAAGATATAGGAACAGAGTACAATGTTTCTTCTGGAACAATTAATACTATTGAATCTTCTATTCCTTCATCTGTAGTTGCAGTAACAAATTCAAAAAAAGCAATAGGTGGGGCAGATGAAGAAAGCGATACAGAAATGCAGGCAAGATTTAAGAATTATATCAATGGGTTACAGGGAACAAATAAATATGGAATTATGGCAGGACTATTAGCAAATCCTAAAGTTAGATCTATTAGCGTTGTAGAAGATGCAGTAGAGGAAACAGGGGCAGATGCAATTATTTATATTGACGATGGTACTGGAAATTTATCCGAAGATTTGAAATCAGAATTATTAGACATTGTTAATGGTACAGAAGATAGTACTAATCCAGGTTTAAGAGCTGGCGGCGTTTTAATCGACTTAGAACCTTGTACTCAAGTTGCAATTGATGTAGAAGCAAAAATAACTCTTTATAGAGCAGAAGAAAACTTTGCAGATGCCGCATTGAAAGAAACTGTAGAAAAAACTATCAATAGTCTTTTAATTAACGAAGATGTTATATATGCAGATATAATTACAGCACTTAAAAATACAGGAAGTTATGTAAAAAACATCAAAAATTTAACGTTGAACTCAATCACAAATACAGATGTTACAATTAACGAGCATCAAATTGCAAGATTAGGAAACGTGAATTTTACATATGATTATTGGGAGTAAAAAATGACAATTTCAGAAAAGTTAAAAAACAACTTTCCTTCAACTTTAAGTAAAAGTGGAAAGTTTTTTTCAGCGTTTATCGCAAATGATCAAAAAACAGGAGCAATAGAAAAAGAATTATACAATATTGTTAATTATATGAAAGAATGGAAAAATATAAACAATGTGTATGATTCAAAAGGAACTGCTCTTGAATATATCTCTAGTTTTTTTACTTATTTGGAACGATTTACAGATGAAAAAGAAAAAAGTTACCTGGATAGAATTAAGGCAATTTTTGTTCGCGGTGGTGATGTAACATGGGGAACTGCTCCTAACATTTTGCATACATTTAAAAACTATTTTAACGTAGATACGATTTATTTATTAGAAAAAACTAACGATAAAAGTGAAAATAAATTTCAAAATTATGTTTTTGATGATTTAGAAGGATGGGTTTCTGAAAACGCCGAATTATCAAAAGAAGCTAGATTTTCAAAAACAAATGGGATTTTATTTCATGATGGAACAATTTCCCAAACTGTAAATACAAATGTAGATAAAGGTTATTACATTCATTTTTTTTACAAAGGGCAAGTGTCGATAGAAGTTGAAAATGGGAAAATTTATAAGTGGGATCACAAAGCAGAAATCTATAGAGAAAGTGATGCAAGAAAAGATTTTACTTCTGATAAATGGAGTGGTGCGAGTTTTTATTTTAAGGCAAAAAGTGATTCTGTAAATGTTAAATTTTCTGGTACTGAAAACACTTATTTTGATTATCCAATGTTTTTTGAAAAAAAGAGAAAAAAATCTTTTACATTGTTTGTTCAGTTTACGGGAGCAACAGCAAAAAACGCCTTAGCCTTATCTCCTGGGAGTGAAGATCCAAATGAAGAAATTAAAAATTACGAGCTAGCTGGATATTACGATGATACATATTTAACAGGTGCTAACAGTGGTTTTGCAATAGATTTGTATGCAGATTTATTAGAATATGTGAAAGCTGTAGGAGTAAAAGCTTATTTAGAAATCGTAAATCGAGATCAAGATAGTTGAAAAAGAAAGAAAAGTAATATATAATTAATTATAACATATAAAGTATAAAAAACGATGTGTATATAAAAGACAGTCGGCTCTAACAGCCTACTGTCTTTTTTTTGTTTTGTTCGAGCCGACATCGGAGGGTATTATGTCAACTGTTAGTATTGAACAAAACGAAAATTCTTTTTTCACAACTGGAATTGTGCAAGGAAATGAAATTGTCAAAGCTGATGATTTTAATTTTTCTTTTTCTTCTATAATAAATAATTTATCTAAATTTTCTAAAATGATTTTTGAGGCCGATAAAAACTTTGTTATCGGGGGTGAGGTTTCTGTTTACAATGGCCTTAATCTAAAAATTGCTCCCCTTTTTGGAGTTTGCCACGCAACAGGTATGCCATTCGGAATCGCTGATGAATTAACAAATATCTCAATTCCTATTTCTGCGGGAGAAAATGATAGAATCGACATTATCGAAGTAAAAGGTGTAATGGAAGAATATGAATTACAACAAAGAGCTTTTAATGATTTGGATAATGACACGATTACATATCAAAAAGTAAACACAAAAACAGGATTAACGTTAGATATTGTTGTAAAAAAAGGAACTGCAGGGCAAGCCCCAACAGTAGATGATGGGTATGTAAAATTGTGCGAGGTTCATTATATAGCAAATTCAGAAGAATTATATGATGAAGATATTTATAATATTACTGCCGATGTTAAAGATATGGGAAATACAGAATGGACAAATGATAAAGATTCTGTATATAACATTAAATATATATCTGACGTTAATGAACGATTTAGAACAGATCATAATGAAGATGGTACACATAAAACTAATATAATTGGTAAAAGAGAAATAAACTTAACTGAACAAAATGGCAATCAACTTACAGGAAATGAAATTCTTACTGCAAGTGAGATTTCTATTAATAATGATAAAATTTTAGGAACAACTAGTATTTCTGCAAGCTTGCGAATTTGTGCAGAAAAAATAACAGAACTGTTTAATGAATATTTAAAATACGGAAAGTTTAATTTTAAAGGCGAACTTTCTCTGTCGGATATATTAAATTCAGAAGGAAGTACTCTTAGTAACGCTTTAAGAATTGGAGTAAAAACAACTGATGATGTAAGTTTTGCTTATTTAAATTTCTATGGGGTAGATGTATTAAAAATATCTCAAGATGGCACAGTTTCATTATCAACAGGTTATATTGCAAAAGCAAACAATGATGTAGTTGTGAAATCTGTTACAGATGCCCTTTCTAATTCATTAAATTTGTTGACAACCAGAGTAAAATATTTAGAGGAAAACCTTGATCCAACAGCTGCGACTAATAGAGTTTTATCTAAGTTTACTGTAAGTCCTGTAGTTGTTAAATCTGCAACAACTTCAAATATTGAATTGTCAAATGAACAAATTATAGATAGTGTACAAGTAACAAGTGGTGAGTTTGTTCTTGTTAAAGATCAAACAAATCAAAAAGAAAATGGATTATACCAAGTTACAAGTAGTTCATGGGTAAGGTTTAATCAAGAAATAACAAAACAACTTTTTATTATTTCTGATGGAAAAACAAACAAAGGAAAATCTTTTTATACTTTAACTGATAATATTATAATCAATGAAACTGATATAATTTGGCTAGAAGCTATTTATTCTAGTTATCCTAATCCTAATACTGTTGCATTAAGAAATAGTGATGGTGTAATTTTAGGTGCGAAGCCTGTGAATAAACCTTCAAGTCCATCAGACGAAATCCCTAATATGAAATTTCTAGCCGATGTTTTATATCCGGTTGGGTTTGTTTATACCCAATATCCATTGTGTCCATCTCCAGTAGACATGAAGTTGTATGGAACATGGGAAGACGTATCGCATAAATATGCGGGAATGTTTGCTCGTGTTGATGGCGGCGATGCAGTTGAGTTTGAAAAAAAAGTATCAATTTCAAACATGTCTGGTACTACACTAACATTGATTGATGGACATGGAGTAACAACGGGGTGTATATTAGTTGATAGCGAAGGCGATGAGCCAACATATGAACAAAGAAGTGTTACAAATGTTAATGGAAACACAATTACAATTGATTCAGCGTTTAGTAAAAATTTAACGACCGTTTTAATTTT